GCCATTAAACGTGTTTGATTCAAATTTCAAACGCAGTTCACGACGTTGCTCACGCATGTCAATTTTAAGGGTTGTATTGTCAAATACATAGGCGTCAGAGGTTTCATCTACGTCATCTGCGTAGCCTTTACCAATCACGAACAAACTCATGTCGCCGTTCTGTACAAAGTCAGGTTCAACACGCTCGACACGTAGCCAACGGTTGTCGCCGGAAAGCTGTGGATTACCGGGGCCACCAGTCACCCAACCCAAGTTATTTGTCTCAAACGATGAGCGAATAGCATTCACGTTCGTCAAGTACACCTCGTCCACACCAGTCTCGTGTTGCCACAAGGTGTAGTTGCCCTCTGAGTTCTGTACGTTACCGCCCCAAATAGGTTTGCGGAACACTTCGGAGAACGTGCCTGCAGAGCGTTGAGCACCGGGCGACTCGCCTGCGTCATACCAAATCTTTTCACGCACGTTGTAAATGATTGCATCCGTGCATTCTGTAGCGTCGCCCCTTGGATAGAACCACCAAATCTCACCCCAACGAGGAACCTTTGTACACCACACTTTTTGGCGCTGTGCATAGTTCAGATTGTCAAAGAAGTAGTTTTGATTTGCAGTATTGGGGATCTCTTGAACAACACCGTTGTACATCAAGAAACGATCCACTGCGCACCAGTAAAAAATGCCGTCGTACTCGATCACGCATTGGCTTGACATGATGGAGGTCTGGCTTGTCAGTAGGTCATACTTCCAATAGAAGTTGATTCCGTTGACGGTGCTAGGAGTGTATGTCACGCGAATCAGGGAGTCTAATGACCAGAACAGACCTGCTGGCGAAGTGGTACCGCCACGCAGTGGTAGACCTTTGACAATCTTACCAGTGGCAACGTTGTTCGCATTGGCGTCAGCAGATACCCAATTTGAGAAGTCCCCAGCGGCTGAGTTCTGGATCAGACCATTGTTACCGTAGACAAACAAATAGGGGTGAAGCATCACAACACCACCAGAAACAGAGATGTTGTTGTCAAACGTAACTGTGACGGTTCCAGTCGTCATTGCGGCTGAAGTTGTCAATGTGGTGGTTGCACTTCCCGAGAAGGCCACAGGAGTGCCACTAGAACCGACTGTCTGCGAGTTATTGATGGTGTAGGTACCGATACCCCCAATACCCGTTCCAAGCGCTGTAATCGTCGTATTTGGCAATACGCCAACACCAACACCACCAATGATCGTTTGACCAACAGCCAGTGAGCCATCGTTAGCTACAGTGACGGTCAACGTGGTGCCGACCATATACCCAGTTATGGTTACGTTTGCAGTGACGTTTGTGTTGGTGATTGTTGTGCCTGCCGTAATACCCGTGCCAGATATTGTTTGACCATTACCCACCAAATAGTTGGCACCATTGAGAATAATGGTTGATCCGTTTAAATAGCTACTTGCGACAGTAAACACGCCAACTGGAGCAAGCGTTGTTCCTGTGAAGTCACCAATCAACGGTTTGGTGTTGACTGTGGAGTCGATAGCGGCAAGGTTTTGACCGGGGTGTGCAATCAAGTTATTCGTCGCATTACCAGTCGAGTCGTAACCAATATCAAACTGCCACAGATTATTGGCGTTTGTTGTAAACCCTGACAGGGTGAAATCAACTGGGCCAAACCCAATACCGTCATCGTTATCGGTTGTCCACTGCTGAAGGCCATCATAAAAACCTGCAACCACGTAGTTCAGACCGTCTTCAGACGTCATGGTCATGCCACGAGGAATACTTTCAGCGTTTAAGAATACGCCCTTGTATCCACCCATTTTTCGTGGGAGGGAGTTTTGAAAGCGAACCCACTCACCATCTGTATAAGTAGTGGCGGCAAACAGAGTGCCATCCCGCTGGATGCCGGGCTTTACTTGAAGCTGTATGACCTTCGCTGTCATTTAGAAAGTACCGCCAAAAACGCCAGTTGTAGCCGTTAACGTTGTACAAGATACCGCATTTGTCACAGCCAAACCCGTAGAACTCAAGGTCATACCATTGGTTGCGTTAACTGCAAAGCCAATTTGATTAGATGCTGGCAAATATAGACCCGTGGTCGTACTGCCCGTAAAGTTCAAAGAAGGAGCCAGAACTGATCCTGCCGCCAATGTTGCAGATGAAAACGTACTTGATGAGTTGGATGTAGCACTGAAAACGTTTGTACCGTCGCAAACCACAAAGGCCGCTTGACCTTGGTTCACAACAAGAGTTGCTCCACCCACAACAGCCGTTTTAAACGTCAATGTGAAAGCGCCAGATGTATCATTTTGCAATGAATACAGTTGGACTGTAGAAGGCAAAACGACAATCTGATTAGATGTTAAAACACCTGAATACTCTTGAATAATGTTTGCACCTTGCGCCGATGACAACGTCAAAGTGCCACCAGTTACCACTTGGGCTAACTGAGTAAACGCAAAGGTGTTTGATCGACCATATGCATAGGTGTTGAAACCTGTAACTCCGTTAGAAACAATTACCAAAGACTCAGTTAGCTGTAACTGTTGGTTTGCGTTTCCATCAATTGTGTCTGTACCTACAGGTGTAAGGGTCAGAATACCACTTCCACTGTTACGAATGATTGTGAACCAATTGTTTCCAACAGTGGCGGCAGAAGGGAGCGTAAACGATCCAACTCCACTAGTCCACACGTTGAATTGAGCACGGTCTGTTGCATCAAGAACCGCACTACTAAAATAGGTTACGACGTTGTGTGCTTGATTCAGCGTCAATCCACTAGCCAACAAGCCATAACCTGCTAAGGCACTAGCGTTTGCAGAAGAAGTACCTGCACCAAAAACAACTGATTGCCACACACCATTTACTGTGCTGTTATTGCTCAAAAAGATAAATTGAGAAATTCCAGAAGCAACCGAAACAATGGTGTTTCCACTGTAGTCAGTTACAGTAAAAAGATTTGCTCCAGTGTTGCGAACAATCAGTGATTGACCAGTCGATACCTGTGTAGCTGGGGGTAGCTCAAGCAACCATCCTGTGCCAGTCCCTGAAGACGTAGCAGAAACGTCAATGATAGAACTTGCAGGTGTTGCATCGTTACCGTTGATAGGCCATTGAAGTTCAAGGTTAGCCGTTAGAGATATAGACTCGTAACTGACCTGAGACGGTGAAATCGTCTGACCTGAAAAGGGGTTTACATATGATGGCATGATCAATTATCCACGGCAATTGCTGAACGATCTGCGACACGCAGGGTATCTTCAGTTTTAAGGGCGGCTAAAGCTTCGTCAAACATTTGTTTCCAAAGCGCCAAACGCGCATCATTCTTGAGGAACGGCGCAGTCTGTTTTAATGTGCCAAACAGCATGGCATTGGGTGCGTTCTGAGTCAACCAATTTGTTTGAGCCGAAGAAGACAATGGCTGTAACCGTGTGTAGCAAAGTGCTTCAAAAGCATATGCTTGATTAGGCGTAGGAGCCACAATCCAATGCTCAAAATCGTAGTCAGCGTAGTACAAGGGTATGCCTGTAGCTGTGACGTCCTGAGCATATGCGTTTAGATACTCCAACTTGCGTAGCAATATGGGTTGCTTTAAGCCACCATTAGACAGAGTCATTGACACTGTTTTGCGCCAACGAGCAGGCTTGGCAATGACTGGGTTGCCAATGTTCATATTGGCGTCCACCACTTCCATTTGACCCAAAGTCTTGATGTACTGGGCAATTTCAAACTCGCACAGCGTGATAAATGTTGGGATAGCTTCAACGACGGCGGCGTCTCTACGCTCCAGATACTGAAGCACCGTACTCGTCAGCGAGTCGTATGTCATTACCCAAGATGGAGTTGTTGCCATTTTATCTTCTCTGAGTTCGTTTATTCATTTTAGTCTGCCTTTTAGCTTGTGACAAGGCTACTTGCTTGCCACACCTTTGGTTTTCTCAAAAGAGCGCATACCAGCAATACCTAAAATTCCTGACAGGATAACCCACAGTTGGTCAGCTTCAAGCACTGGAGGTGGATCCATGCCCACAGGCACCCAACCCATAGCCTGTAAGTACTTCCAAGCCCACTGAAACAGCGGATAAAGCAAGAATTGGTAGCCCATAGCCGCTACACCGATCCAACCGATGGCAGGGCGCCAGCCGCTTACAAACACGCTACTAGACGCCGCTTCAATCTTGTTAACATCAATTTGGGCTAAGTCTGTGGCTTGATCTATTTTCTTTTCTTCAAGATCAAGTTTACGTTGCTCGATCTCCATCTCCATCTTTTCTTTGTCGGTGGTAATTAAGTCACCTGCAACCTTACCAACGGCTTCAATAATTGATCCAACTGCAAGCAAACTCATGCTAGACCTTTCAATGTGCGGTTGATCCAACCCTTGAGAAACTTAACTTGCACAGGATTTTTGTTGCATATCTCAACATAACGGGCAATCTTAGCCAAGGCATAAGACTCCTTAAACCGCTGTCCGTCAGTAATCTGGTTGAGTTTCTCTATGGTTTTAGCACCAATACCGCCATCAGGAGTGGCTCCAACAACTAACTGAGCCAGCTTTACAGCCATTCCCATTCCAGCATTTACCCCAAAATTAAAGATGGAGTTAGCCACCTCTTGGTTTGAAATCTCGTTACCGCGCATCTTGTCCCAGAACTCAACACGGTAAAACTCACGCACCATAGGTGTTAAAGAGCCACCAAATTCTTTTTTGTCTACCAGCGCCCAGCCATTCCACTGGGGGTTTTTGTTACGGGCAATACCAGCGTAAGTCATCCCGCCTGTGTCGCCAGCGACTTCATGGAGGACGTAACCACCCTCGTCCCTAATCATCTGCTCAAAAGCTGGTTCAAACTGAGCCATTAGTTGCCTCGTTTAGTTAACATGGTTGCCGCAATTTCCATCATTGAAATAATGTGTTCTAAGTTGTCAGGTTGTTTTTCCCACCCTGCTGTGATCTGCCCAATAAATCGACTGCGATCAGGCGGAACAGATATACGGCAGGTATAACCAGCACCTTGCGCTATGTACCAAATACCTAATTCGCTCTGTGGTCGAAGGTATTGACTGCAAGGTACATCCCCAGCCATTAGCTTCACGACATCATTGTTGTTTGCATGGTTAGACGTAAACAAACCAACATCCAATCCTTCCATATCTTTACTGCGACCATCCTTGGTGTACAAGCGATACAGCACTCGCGTCCCCAATATTGGATTGACCTTGAAGATAGCCACAAACTTAGCATCTGTTTGTTTAAACAATACAGAAGCCGCATCATCGACACGTTCTTCGTGAATGGTCGGCATTCTTTTTTGTTCTTGGTACGCAGAGATCAAGAATGATTGGTTCTGCCAAAACATATACCCAACAAACGCCACAACCCCCATGACAAGGATTGCAAACAACTTAAACGGGCTGTCTACATATCCAAGCACCCTGTCCAAAACAGAGTTGGGGTTGAGCCTTTCTTCTGGCATTTACAAACCCAAAATCTTTTTGACTAACTCGCCAGCGACGCCGGGGCCAAACAGAACGCAAATGATTACCCCATACAAGAGGTATTCAATCTTTGTCATGCGCTTATCCCCATCGCGCAGGGATCGATCTATGCTGTTGTAGCGCTCGGTACAGATGGCTTCATGCACAGCAAGTTTAGTCTCCACCGTTTCCATCTTCGGCTTTCTTTGCTTCAGCCTCTTTTTGGATGGCTTCAATAAGTTGAAAGACTTCTTGGTATGGGCGTGAACCCAAGTAACCAAGAATCTGATTGATTGTGTTGACTGATAACTTAATGTCCATTTTTAACTCCACTTGATGATTACCATACAACATCAGGCGGTGTAACTACCGCTTGCCGTAAATGTCAAAATAGTATTTGACCCGGATGTTGTTACCGCAGGTGAACCCGTAGTTGTACCTGTATAACTTGCAGTTGGCATGGATAGGATTACTACACCCGCATAGCCGTTACCTCCAGTTGCGGAACCGCCTCCACCACCGCCTCCACCACCATAGAATGTTGCATTACCGCCTGTAGAAGTTAATGTGCCGTTTCCACCGCCTCCAGTACCCCCAGTACCTGCGGTCGTGCCGTTTGTACCGCCACCGCCACCGCCAGCGTAAGTGACCGATGATCCAGTAATTGAACTAGCTAAACCATTACCACCGTTTCCAGCAACAGTTCCTGATGTTGCATTACTACCTACGGCTCCTGCTCCGCCGCCACCACCGCCAGCATAGTTTGAAAAACCAGTTCCACCAGCATTTCCTTGACCAGTTATGCCTAATCCGCCAGTTGTGTAGTTGTAGTTACCACCGCCACCAGAGCCGCCTTGCGTAGCGCCTGCTTGTGAAAGCGTATTGTCTGTAGAACCTCGACCGCCACCGTATGCCAATATGCCGTTAAAAGAAGAAATGCCTCCTTGAAGTCCAGCATTTCCACCCGCCGCACCACCAACACCAGCGCCACCTACCGTGATTGGGTAAACAACACCAGACACAAGTGCAGATGATCCTGTCAGTAATCCACCAGCACCGCCACCTCCGCCACCAGCTTGTGAGCCTGCACCAGCGCCGCCACCGATAACCAAGTAAGACGCAGAATAAGCGATTACAGAAGGTGTACTAGGAGCCAATGTACCTGAAGATGTAAATCTGTGAATAACATAGTTGTCAGCCATACTGACTGTGCCGCCAGTAAAATATTGAATTGAGCCGGGGTAGCGAAGAATGACAACGCCTGAACCGCCTGATCCACCAGTTTTAGCACCAGCCGTATTTAAACCAGCGCAACCTCCTCCTCCGCCGCCTGTGTTGGCGGTTCCAGAGATTCCAGTAGTGGCACTTGAACTACCCCCTGCACCGCCGCCTCCTACGCCGCCTGAACCGCCAGAAAATGTAGCAATGTATCCACCGCCACCGCCACCGCCACCCGCATAAGTTATTACTGTGCCACTAATTGCGCTTGCAACCCCAGAACCACCAACTGCACCATTTACTGTATTCCCCGCAACAGGGCCAAAGTCTGCTCCCACAGTTCCAGCGCCACCTCCACCAGCGCCATTGTTGTAAGCAATACCTCCAGAGCCACCGCTATTACCTTGACCAGAAATTCCATTACCACCAAGGTAACTTCCTGAACTCCAACCAGCGGCTCCACCACCTGAACCGCCACTTCGACCTATGGTTTTTGTTCCGGGAGCAGTGCTTCCACCGCCGCCACCACCACCACCTGTGGCAGTAATAGAATTAAATACAGAGTCGCCACCTAGACCACCCCAAGTTTCAGTAATTGGCGTACCACCAGCACCAACAGTTACTGTGTATGAAGTTCCAGATGTAATACCTGCATACCCCGCAAGTAGGCCCCCGCCGCCGCCACCTCCTCCAGCAACTTCTTGAGCAGGAGAACTACCGCCTGCGCCTCCACCAGCAACAATCAAATACTCAACAACAGACGGAGGAATGCCCGTCCAATTCAAGTCTTTTACGGCCTGACTGACTTGACTTAACGTCCACATTCCACTGTATTGAGCCATGATTATTCCTATTAGGCGGTTACTTCAACCCAAGATGTTGTGGGTTCGTCCCATGTGAAACGCTTGCCTTCTTCTACAGGCATGGGTGTAGGCGCATTCCAATGGCAAGTGGCTTCATCCAACAACCAAGACGCAAATGGCTTGGGGGGAATAAATGCATCACGGCCTAAGTCGTATGTGTAACCAATACCAGCGTAGTTCTTACGCAATGGCGTACCACCTTGCGAGTGAACTCCACCGGAAGTGTTGTAACTTGTTTGCACCCAAAGTGCTGGGTCGCCCCAGTGACCAAGGTTTAAAACGTCCTGCTCGATGACGATGACTTGCGTCACTACACCGTTCTCTACTTTTGCGAAATGGCTCATGTTTGCTCCTTAAAAAGTAATAGTGCCAGAAGATGTCCAAGTGTAAATCTGATACCCATCAGCGTAGTTTATCTGAGGGCTTCCTGTTGTAGAAGTAGGAGGCAATTGTGATGCAGGGTAACGAATGATGACGATTCCAGAGGCTCCGTTGCCTTGAGTGACTACCGATGTTGTAAAGCCGCCGCCGCCACCGCCACCTGTGTTTGCTTGTGCCGTGGTTCTACCAGACGGCATCGTCCCTGCATACGCACCGTTCCCACCACCACCGCCACCGCCAAGTCCAGCTACATAAGAATCTGTTCCACCTCCACCACCACCAGCATAGAAGACTCTTGAGCCAGTTATGGTAGAGCATAGCCCCGTACCGCCATCTCCGGCTTTAACTGCTTGAGTTCCTACAAGTCCGACTGATCCAGCACCGCCACCGCCGCCTCCGGAGTATGAGTTTGAAGAAGTACCACCAGCAAATCCTTGTCCTGCTACTCCTGTTCCCCCACCAGAAGCGTAAGTTGATCCCGAGCCGGAACCCCCGTTCTGAGACTGTGCTGCGTTATACGCACCAGTAGCACCTCCACCTGTTGCAGTAATAGAACTAAAAACAGAATTTGATCCCACAGTTCCTAAGTCACCAGAGTTACTAGCCGCACCCGCACCGCCAGCACCCACAGTAATGGTTAAAGCAGAACCAGTCGCAACAGTAAACCCCGCCGCAGTTAAAAGACCACCAGCACCGCCACCGCCACCGCCAATAGCACCAAAGTAACCACCGCCGCCACCCCCACCAGCAACCACTAGATATTCAACAGTCGTAGGCGCACCAGACAGTGGGTTAAAGGTTGCGGAAATGAATCCACCTAATAAAGTTTGACTCATTTCAACTCCATTTAATAATCACAATGCCAGAGCCGCCGTTTGCGCCAACTTGTACTGCGCTTGAGGTTCCGTTATTACCACCGCCACCACCACCAGTATTAGTAGTTCCAGCAATTGCGGGGACGTTTGATGCGCCTGCACCACCACCGCCAGTACCACCAGCACCGCCAGTATTTAAGTAATAACCTCCACCGCCACCACCGCCAGCATAGTAAGTAGATGAGCCAATCAACGAAGATGTTAAGCCAACGCCTCCTGCGAAACCATTGTATTGTCCAGCACCACCAGAACCAGCGGCTCCAGCACCGCCGCCGCCGCCACCACCGAAAATATTTCCAGTAGTTGAACCACCAGCATTACCTTGACCGCCAGTGCCTGCGCCGCCAGTATTTCCACTAGCGCCACCAGAACCACCGCCACCAGAGCCACCAGACAAACCATTGTTAGGAGTAGCGCCAGCATTACCACCACCACCGCCACCTGTAGCAGTAATAGAACTAAAAATAGAACTTGAACCTGTAACCCCTGTGCCTTCTGTTACTGCACCAGCACCACCAGCACCAACCACTACAGTGTATGTAGTTCCAGCAGTGACAGAAAGACCAGTAGCCGTTAAGAATCCACCAGCACCACCACCTCCTGCGGCTGAATAACCGCCAGCAGTATTAGTCATTCCTCCACCACCTCCACCAGCTACCACAAGATATTGAACTTGCGTAGCACCGACAGGGGCTGTCCACACACCTGATGTATAGAAGACTGCTGTATTAGAAGGTAGTGTTGAGACTAAATTTGTAGGCGTAGTTGGAGCCAATGTCCCAGTAGTTGTAAATGTGTGAACAACAAAATAACCATTAGGGCTAATGCCGCTTAAAGTAACAGTTCCACCAGTGTAAAACTGCACAGAGCCGGGGTATCTGACTACTACGATGCCTGAACCGCCTGAACCTCCAGAAAAGGAGCCTGAACCTCCAGCGCCACCGCCTCCACCGCCAGTGTTAACAGTTCCTGCGGAACCAGCAGATGCAACACCACCATTACCACCACCGCCTACTCCACCAGCACCAGAACCTGATGTGGCACATCCACCACCACCACCGCCAGCATAGGTAGTAACTGTTCCAGATATGGCACTTGCTATTCCAGCTCCCCCATTACCAGCGGGCACTCCAGCACCAGCACCGGAACCAACAAGACCAACAGTCCCTGCACCGCCACCGCCACCGCCTTGACCATCTGCTAATCCTCTGCCGCCTGAATTTCCTTGTCCTGTAACTCCTTGACCACCAGCGTAGAAGTTAGTGCCATCACCTCTGCCACCACCACCTCCAGAACCACCATTACCACCTACGGCATTTGCAGTACCTCTACCGCCACCCGTGGTAGTTATAGAGCCAAAGACAGAATTATCACCTTGAGTACCTGAAGCGTTAGAGCCACCCCCTGCGCCTGCGCCACCAACAGTAACCGTATAAGAAGTGCCAGCAACAACAGGAACCATGCCTGTTAATAAACCACCCGCACCGCCTCCACCTTCACCTTGTGCGCTACCTGTACTGACACCAGCGCCACCACCACCACCAGCAACGCAAAGGTACTCTACAAATTGAGGTGGATTAAATGCTGACCATGCGCCTTGACGAATAGCTTGGTTAACTTGTCTGAGTGTAAAAAGACCTTGTGCCATATATCCTCAGAATGTAATTGTTCCAGATGCAACAAATGTGTACACGCGCCAACCGCCAGATACAACCATTTCAGGACTGCCTGTTGTTGATGTGGCAGGGGCTAAGTAAGATGGGTAGCGAATGACTACGATGCCTGAACCGCCAGCGCCTGACGGTGCAGGGCCATTTGAACCACCTCCACCACCGCCACCTGTATTAGCCAAACCACCACCACCAAACGATGATGATGTATAAATTGAGCCGTTGCCACCGCCTCCACCTCCACCTAAAGATGCGTTTGTTAAAGTAGTAGCGCCGCCTCCACCGCCAGCATATTGAATTTGTGCGCCAGATATTGATGAAACTAATCCTGTTCCACCATTACCGCCACCATAAGCGCCAGCATTACCACCAACAGAGCCAGCACCGCCTCCACCACCAGCGGAGTTATATGTTGTGTTATGCGTTCCCCCTGCATTACCTTGTCCAGCCGTTCCAGCCGCACCACCGCCACCAGAAATAGAACCACCACCGCCAGAGCCACCAACAGCGCCAGCTTGTAAAGTTGTACCGCCACCACCGCCACCACCAATTGCAGTAATAGAGCTAAATACAGAATTAGAGCCGTTATTTCCAACAGCACCCGTTGAAGTATTTAGTCCTGCACCACCAGCGCCAATAGTTATTGTGTACGCAGTCCCAATAGCAACAGAAAGTCCCGTTGCAGTTAATAAGCCGCCAGCACCACCACCACCACCAACGCCAGAAGTATTAGTTTCTCGACCACCACCACCTCCACCAGCCACGACAAGGTATTCCACCGCTGTGACAGGGTAGTTAATGCCGTTTAAACCAGCAGAGAGAATCCCGCCAACTTTACTAAGAGACATGAAAGCCCCCTATTAAGACGTAATTGCTTCAAATGTAGCTGTATAAACCAATGCGCTGGCTGTTCCAGAGATCACGCCTACAGACTGGTTTTCAGTCACATAAAACGATGAGGTCTTATCAGTCACAATCAATGATGCGTTTGGAGGCACACTGATCTGATACGCAATGCTATATGCAGTGCCAGAAGCAAACGTGGGATTGTTTGAAATCTGTACTGTGCAGTTTGCCGCAGATGAAGTGACGTTAGCCACAACAATGCTAGTGACACGATTGACCGTGCCAACAGCAGGTGTAAGACCAGTCAACGCCGTAGTGCCGTTGTAAGTCCATGCAGTCGAGACACTCGTAGCACTAGGAGTGACATACGCCACATTCCCATAAATACTTGTGACGTTGACAATATTAGGATTTGCCATGTTTATCGCTCCTTAGAATCCAAAAATCATTGCCATCGCAATGGCTTTACCAGTTGAAATACCAGCGGTACCAAACGACAAATTACCTGCACCGTCTGTCACAACTGCTTGATTTGCTGAACCGTCCGCAGTTGGATATTTTAACGCGGCAGGATTGTTGAACAAGCGTTTTACAGTGCCTGAAGCGTTCTTTGTATAAATACTCATGTCCGTGTTGGCAATGTTCAAAGCCAACTCACCACTGACCAAATTGCCAGATGATGGGATTGTCGTAGCCGTGGTGCTGTAGTACAGCGAAATAGGGGTGAAGTTTGTTGCCGCCATTAGAAGGTTCCTCCTGAGATTCCTGACCATGTAGGCGCTGAAGCACCCGCTGAAGTTAATACCTGACCTGCCGTACCAGCCGCAGTAATTGCATAAGCAGTCCCTGTGCCATAAATAGCGCCACCAGCAGTTGGTGTTGCAGTTGAGTTAGTACCGCCGTTAGCGATAGCAAGGGTTCCTGCAAGTGTCACAGCACCAGTTGTTCCAGTAGCTGGAGTCAACCCTGTTGTGCCTGCGCTAAACGATGTAACACCACCTGCTGGCGCGGCAACCCAAGATGCTGTTGTCCCGTTAGATGTCAACAAATATCCGTTAGCGCCTATAGCCAAACGTGTTGCGCTGTTGGTTCCGTTACCAATAATTAGATCACCTGTAGTCGTAACAGGAGACAGCGCATTGAACGCCGCAGAAGCTGTTGTTTGACCTGTACCACCAGCACCAATATCCACCGTACCTGTCAAGTCAGCCGCAGACAGTGCAGAAAGCGTTGCGTTTGTGCCGTTAGAGCGTAAGTAGTAAGCGCTTGTCTGTGTTCCTGTAAGGGCTGTAATAGCCGCCGCCGCTGTTGTCTGTCCAGTACCGCCGTTTGCTATTGCAACAGTACCCGTGACATTAGCCGCAGTACCTGTTGTGTTTTGGTTAAGCGTTGGAACATCAGCAACTTGTATGGTGTTCATCACCACATTCGTTCCGTTACCTCGTAAGTACGATCCACTTGTGACCGCACCAGCAAAAGCGTTCATTGCCGCTTGAGCGGTGGTTTGACCTGAGCCACCGTTAGTAAGCGCCAAAGTCCCTGCCAAGGTGATTGCGCCAGAGGTTCCAGTGCTAGGAGTAAACCCAGTAGTGCCTGCACTGAATGTCGTTACACCCCCAGCACCACTTGACGCCAAAGTAATACGACCTTGTTGGTCAACCGTTATATTTGCACTTGTGTAGGCGCCGGGCGTCACCGCCGTATCAGCAAGAGAAATTGTGCCAGTCGAGGTGATTGGGCCACCAGTCAGTCCAGTCCCAGTTGCTACAGATGTAACACCAGAACCAGAAGCAAATGCAGTCCAAGCACCGTTGTACCCCTCAAACAAGCCCGTTGTTGAGTTGTAACGAATGTTTCCTAGCGTAGATGATCCACGTTGACCTGTTGTACCCACTGGCAAAACAACTCCGCCAGTTCCCGGCAATACAGCGTTACTTGCAATCGCAATAGTAGGATCGCCTGTACCGTTTCCATTGGCTACAGAAATTTGATTTGTCGTGCCAAGAATATTGACTGCGGTAGCTGTTGTTCCGTTTTGAATTGAAATCAAACCTGTTGCAACACCAATGTTGGCAATTGCACTTGAAATACCTGTCAACTGAAATGTTGGATCACCGCTAACACCACTACCATTGGTGACGCTAATACCGCCACCAGAAGTGCTTAGAGTACGCGCTACAAGGGTACCTGAGGCGTCTTTTACAACCACCCCAGTACTTATGGTGTTTAGGTAGTTTACGATGCCTGTGAGGTTCAATCGATAGTAAGACTGAGCACCATTGTCTGTCAGGCTAAAGTTGCCGTCAGTCGAAAAGTAACGACTGTTTGGCAGTGTTGGTTCCAGATTTTTAGTCAGGAACGTTTGTGTCTGAGTTGGGGATGCGGCAATTGCACCCGTAGTTGTTTGTACCGTCACTCCATTTTGGACAATCGGCACCGCCTCACTTCCAGTAATGGTTCCTGCGGATGGTAGCTGAGTGATTTGTACTTGTGCTGATGCCATATCAAGGACTCAAAATATCGAGGTTACCATTCTGTTCAGGAGTGGAAGTATTACCCTCGGTGGAAATAATAAACTGATCATTACCCCCTGTTACCAAGGAATTATCATCAGTCGCAACACTAACATCTGGACGGGGATATTGCAATGTAATTCTCTCAGTTTTTCGGGCTGGAAGCCTGTATGGATCTTTTTGATCCGCACAATTTTGTTGACACACTTTTAGACCCGGAAAATTGGGGTCAGGTTGTGCCTCAACGATGGCTCGCTTCATTTTACAACGATCACATATGAAAATCGCTAATGAAGCATTGCCTTCTGTGTTCAGGAATCTTGGCATGATTACCTTGTGTACACACCAATATTCGGCGCAAAGTAGATTGGCGACTTATCGCGCTCTTCTTGCTCCGCCATAATGAAGTACTTCTCAGCTTGACCTTCAAGATACGTGATACGTGCCAAATCAACTTGCGGCAACTCCAAGCTCATCTGGTGAGCCAACATACTCTGAATAGCCAACATCCAACGATCAGGGATAGCCAATTGATTACTCAAGGCACCCACATCTTCAATCTGGGCTGAATACCACACCGTCATTTGATAGAAGGCGTCAGATGGCGTAGGCCATAACGTGATCGTCGCCTGAGGGATTGTGCGGTTCAACCAGAACTGAAACGGCTGGTTTGCAGTGAAATTCTTGTTGGGCAGGTTTGTGTAGTCGTCGCGATTCAAGCGAGCCATCGTGATTTCAGTGGAGTTAACTCCAAGATACCACTCACGCACAGCCAAAGTTGTTCCACCAGTAGCAAGAAAACGATAGTACTGGACGTTTGCGCCGGGGTCTATGTCTTCCCAAATCCACTGTCCGTCAGTCACAGTGACGCTTGTACCCGTGTACAGCGTAGTCCACGTAGTACCGTCAGTAGACGCTTGGAATGCATAACTCCACGTCGCGCTACCACCACCAGCCACATAAGGCATAAAGCCAATAGAGCCAATGTATTGAGGTTGGTTTGTTCCGTAGTTAACTACAAAATTGCCGTTTGCAGTTGTTTGTTGGCAGTACGTTGCAACGTCGCCATCATAGATATTCGCAACAGTTCCACCAGCCGATGTCGTATAACCACCCGTTGGACGTGTCATCCAGCGGTATAGGGCGTTTAAAACGTCATTCCCACCCACAGGTAGCAGGTACTCGTATTTATTCGGCTGAAGCCCGTATACGTACTTCTTGATGGCGAAATACTGGATACCTTGGTTGATCAAGTTGCTCAGAAGAAAAAACAACGATTGTTTTGCGCTCAGAACCTGCTCAGAAGTCAACTCCTCAGCCAGCTTACCGCACCGACGTGCTCCGTTGTCAATCAGGTTTTGAACCGTGACGACTGTTTGACCGACTGTGCCGCTGTATGCCATGTTATTTCCTTACCATCCGGGGCAATTCCACCGTTGCATTGAAGCTCGCGCTCTACTGCCTTTTTCGCTCTTCTCAGCGACTGGCCCCATCCTCGCGCAGAACGAGTCCCTACGCGCACCACCTTGCGGTTGTGGGGCCTTTAAATTTGATCCTGTCTCGCGGTTGTACTTGGCTCGACCTTTTGCAGTCAAACCAGCGCCCTGTTTTGCAGGGAGCTTCTCACCGCGACCAATAGCTAAAGATGGGTTCTTTGCCATGATCACCAGCAAGACTTTGTCATCTTGCCGCCATCCTTCATTTTGGCTGTTCTGGCGGATTGCCTGAAGGCTTTAGACGTTGGCGCACCTTCGCTACCAACTCGGCGCATCTTCTCGCCAGACCCTTTAGCGATTCTTTCACGTTTTCGATGAATATTTTCATATAGACCTTGTTTCATGATTTACCAGCAGGAACTGCCACCTGTTTTAAATGGAGCGGGTTTGCCCTTACCGATCTTTTCAGACCACTCTTTACGAGCAGACTCAGCAACAGGTGCTTTTGATGTTTTGGCTTTGAACTTTAATTTTTCAGATTGATCACGACGCGACCAACGATCTTGAACTTTTTTGTCAGCGTCTTTATCACCAGCACGTTTAGCCGCCAGTGACATTGCACTGTCCGCCGCATTCTTTCTGCGCATAGTCTTTTGCTTGTTTAAAACAGCAGAGCTAATGCGAGGTGCTTCTTGCGACTCATCGCCTTCTTCTTTGAGGCGACCAATTGCACTGTAGTAGTCAACGTCACTATCGTAGTCATACGGGCTTGTAGAGCCACCGTTAGCTTTTTTCATGGCTTTTTCTTTGGCAGACATGATTAGTCAGGGTTCTGAATGTAGATGCCTTCAAACTCGGCAGATACGTTTGAAGTTCCTGCTGAAGCAATTGCCCTAATTTCAAGGTCTGTCTTTTCAGCAAAAACAAGAGGGGTGTGCAGGTCAAGAATAAAGTCACCACTGCCAGCAACCCTAGCAGAAGTTTGTTGTCTAAAAACTCCGCCCAACGGACGCTGATTCAATTGAAAGTTTGTCCAAGAATTTGCGGTTGCGTTTCCAGATGTGTAAAAAACTCCCATCAAATACAAGGTGTACCCAGCAGGTACAGTCCAAAACGCCATCTGCGTTTGGTTTGCACCAATAGCAATCATGCCGTAAACGGTTGCAGGAACACCAGAAGTAACAGTGCCAGTGCCAGCGTAGATAGTTCCTACGGCAGTTGCACCCGAACCTGCTGTGGTTACATACATCCTAGAAATCCGCAAGTAACTGTTTCCAGTGTTGACTGCTGTCTGCCCATCTAGAAGCACCGACTCGCTAATCTCGTTGTAATTTGCATCAAGACCAAAAATAGCAATTGTTCTTGCGCCAGTTCCAGCAGAAGTATCGTCTGCACTTGAGCTAGAGATTTTCATAACAGTTGCGGCGGTAGGATACACATATGTACCACCTTGCGCCCAAACTGTTTCAACAGATGTGCCGACATCACCGTTGATGCCGAATTTAAATAAGGCTTTGTGACCGTCAACTTGCCCACGGGCTACTTGCAGTTCAAATGGCTCATACGCCCCTTGGCGCGTTGCAGAAGAATAAGTTCCCATAAATCTCTCCAATTAAAAAGTGGGAGCCGAAGCCCCCACCTTACTTAACAACCACCACCACGCTTTTTGCCAGCAGGAGTCACAGTAACTGATTTCTCAGTCTTTGTAACACTACCAGCAGGCTTGGGGGTCATACCCATCATGCTCTTCGCACCTTCAAACAGCTTGCGTGGAACGCTACGGATAGCTTTCGCCATGTCCATATCGCTCTCGCTTGGCCCAATAGATTTATCGTATGCGCCTTTTGATGCGTCTACGGTGCTTCCAGTGTTATAGCGTTTCGCTGTGCCACCATGCTTATAGCGAGAGTGTTCTACTTGGTTCTTGGCTGTTGAGTGAGCATCTTCAGCGTCATCAGTGTGTGAGTCGCCTTCAGTTAGATACTTACCGTCAGGAGTATAGAACTTAGTTCTGTACTCTTGCCAGTCACGATCCTTGTAAACTTTTGCTACGTGTCCTTTAGGGCCAGTGTAAGTCTTGATAAGGCGGAGGTTTGGTTTTTCCGCTTTCTCGACCTTACCGCCTTTAGCAAACGTTCCAGACTGCAAACTGTTTGCTATTGGCTTTGATACTGGCTTTTTGGGCATCGCGACGGGTTTGCCTGTATCAACAGTTCCCCCCGTCGCGTAGGCTTTTTTTGTGGAACCACCCATCTTGTAACCACCACCATTAGCCTTAGCAACGCCACCAGTAGCATAACCACCGCCATTGCCCAACTTCACACCGCCAGTTTTGGCAGGTGAGTGGTCAACTTTGGAAGTTACCATCTTTGTCTCGCCCTTGGTTGACTTGATGATGCCACCATCCTTGAAGCCACCTTGACCGTTGACAACGCCACCAGTTGCAAACTTCTTACCAGCCATAGCCTTTTTGATCATTGCACGATCTTGAGCGGCGTCTTCATGCTTGTCAGTCTTACCACCTTTTTTCATCAGGGTAGGACTCATAGCAGGCTTTGCCATCATCGCCTTGCGACGAGCCGCCATAGACGGTTTCATGGGGCTAGCCGCAGAAGCTAAACCACCACGAGCAGGCATTGCTGGCATTGCTTGAGCAGGCATAGTTGACTGCATGGGCATATACCCACCGTCCATCTTGTGCTCTACTTTGCCGCCTTTCTTTAGCTTCAGAATAACTGAAGGCTCAGTGGTCATCATTTTGACCATTGGTTTAAATTGTCCCATGTTGCTCTCCTTATGCTTGTGTGACGCCAAACGCGCCAACACGAGTTGCATTCGGGCCTGCCGCAATTGCTGGCAGGGCTATTCCCATTACAAGACGCTTGATACCGTCACAAGCAGACGAGGGCAAATAAGTACCCCTCACATCACCAGTGGTTGTGGTTGCTGTGGCGGTAGCGGCAACAGTCATAGTTCCAGCATCTTCAGCCAAAGTATTGTCCCAACCAGCGCGGGTAACGTAGCCTCTATCAATGATACGCAATGGTGCGCCCAAGATGTCGGTTGTACCTACCGCAACAGTTACCACACTTCCGCCAGAAGCAGTGACACTAGAGATCTGGTAGAAGGCTTTTTTACCATTAACAGTTGTTGATGCCACTGTTCCTGTTGCAATTACCTCGCTCATGGCTTGACCGTAGTAGTCGTAACCAGAAACAGTAATGTTGACAGAAGTTGGAGAACCAGCACCAGTGGTTGTACACACGGCACGAGGGCAATCAAGTTGCAAGCCTGTTGTACCGCCAACAATGGTTGTTGATGTAACACCAGCACCTGCGGCAAGCGTGAGCGTGGTAGCAGTTGTAATGGCGGCGGCAACAATGTTAGTCGTCAGTTTTGCCTGTGGTACAGCGTCCCAAATATAGACGCGACCCAATGGGCCAACACCTACAGTCATTGTGGATGGGTTTTGCAACAAAGCATTACCAGAGCCGACAATTGTGGAGCTTGCTACAGTTTGTGAGGCACTTACGGTGTAAGTTCCTACACCGCCAGAACCTGTACCAAAAGCGGTAATGTAAGTTCCATTGGTAAGTGAAGTTGAACTGTCAATAAACATACCAACAGCAATATTGTCACCAGAAAGCATCGCGGTGACTGTAAGTGTAGTGGTAGAAATTGAACCAGTAAAAGTTGCAACAGCAGGGTAGGCGTCCGCACCTTGATAGGTAACAGCGGAACCTAGAAATAAATCGTCGGAAAATTGTGGCATTTGATCTTCTCCTTGAAAAGCTTGATCAGATTAAAAAAAAGGGGTGGAGTATATTCCACCCCTTTGGCTTAGACGCCTGCTGTACCGTAGGCGGCACGAGGGTCAGTGAAGCCAACGTCGTAACGCTCTGTCGCTTTGTAGCGCATAGAGTCAGTCTCGAAGTCACCTTCCATAGTTTTCTCCAAACGACGACGCATCAAGAGCTTGAAGCCCTCAGGAGCGTCGGTCTGAACCCACCATGCTGTAGGGCTAGTCAAACGTGACAGAACAGCCGCGCCTTCGTCCAACAAACCGATGGACTTGACAGGGTTGATGTCGTTGTTTGCGTTACCTGTACGCAAGACAGATTTCAAGAGAACTTCAGCTTGGAAGATGTTGCCGGGAGCCACGATCAATTGACGTGGAACCAAACGAATCTTCTTGCCGTTGTTGTCAACTGCTTGACGGATCTGGATCAACATTTGTTCCAAAGAAGTCTGGGACAAGTTGGCAGATGTAGCCAATTGGTTGCTGAATGTACCGTTCACAATTGGGTGAGCAGTATTGGTCAGGGACACGCCGTCGCCACCGGGGTAGCTTGAGCTGAACGCTGTGTTCAACACGTTAGCTGACAACAACTCTTTGGTTTCCACCAAAGACTGTGCCAAGTGACGTGCATAAACTTGACCGATACGGATGTGATCACCGTCTTCCACCAACACTTTGGTCAGAGCGAAGGCAAGGCCATACACTTTGTACACATAGCGTTTGAGGAACAACACACCACCTTGTTGGTACGTCACAGGAGTGCCGTCAGGCAACTGAGGTGCCGCGCCGAAACCGTACAAGACGGGTTCTTCGTGGTAGTTACGGGGAATGCCATCTTCTTCACGGAACACACGGCTCCATTCGTCGGCTCGTTGGTCATAGACTCCATCGAAGCACTCGTTGAGAATAGGTTCAACGATGCTTCTAAAGTCCGTACTGCGCATTGGGGCGGCCATAATTTATGCTCCCTTTAAATTAAGCAATCGCGGTGACAGCACCGAAGAATTGCGAGTTAGCGATAACGACACGAACGATGGTGTATGAATCACCCCATGCATTGTCAACGTAGGGTGCGAGGTCAACCACACGAACTTGGGCTTGCGAACCATTGCCAGCCGCAGAAGCGGAGTTCAAGGTTGCTTGTGACAGACCAGTAGTGGTCGAGCCAGCAGTCAAGTTGTTTAGGTTGAACTCATTACCGATTGTGGTTTGAGCCATAGAACCGTCAGCTTGGATTTCATAAACGATGTTTTGATCGTTGTAGAAGTAAGCTACGCAAGAACCAGTGGTGTATGCAGTAGATGCAGGCCAGTAGTTGCTCACGCGACGACGTCCAGTAGTGTCAGTCCACTCAACACCAGCAAACGCACCAGCGATAGCGCCAGTTGTGCCTGCGGCGATGATAGTACCGAGAGTACCAGAGTTAGCGGTCGTACCGTATTGAACGGGTTGACCTTTCAAGATGTTGCTGGAATATCCAGACGTAATACCATTCGCAAGCGCTTGTGCGCGATCCAGACCAGAAGGGTGGAACGCGGGGCGCAAGCCGAACGGAGCAGAGGTTGAACTCATAATAGACTCCTTTGGTTAGCCCGAAAATACGGGCGTTTTGCTTGGCTGTTGATCAAAATTACCAATACCTTCACCCTCGACATCCACAAGTCGCTTACCGTTGCTGTCACGTTGACCTTGCAAGCTTTCCAATTGAACACGAATCTTCTCAGCTTCTTCACGAGGTTGGTCGTGATGATGATGCATCATGATCTCTTGAAATACATCCATAGGTAGTTTGAACAGTAACATTTCGTTACAAGAGATATACCCAACATGTTCTCCCGCCTTCACGCGATAGTCTTCATACCCCGGTAACTCTTCAGATTTAACTGGAACGTACCCTAGGCGAATCCGCTTATCGATGGAGTCGTAGCTGTTGGTTGTCGAAAGCCAGCAAAGGTGCCACCCATCCATGTTGGGCAGTTTTGGCAAGGCTGATTGCGTCCACTCCTCGCTCCACATCTTGCGACGTTCCTGCGTAGAAATGAACTTATCCTCAGGTGCTGTGCGGGTTGCATCCTCGCTTCCGCGATCCTTGCGTCCACCAGCGTTGAGAGATTTTTTGAGACGTGATTCAGTCATGATAGTTTTCCAAGTATTAGTTAACGGGTGCCGTTTGCACGGTCATATTTGATGAAGTTTTCAATCATTGCTTTCTTGCGCGTGGGGTTGTCCCAAGCGCCCACTTCCTTCATAGCTTTGACCCGTTCGGGAGAAAGCACGAATTGTGTGCGGTTGTTACCACCAAATGCGGCTGAAGCTTCACGACCTGAACTACCCACAACGTTCCTCGGTTTTCTAACAGCAGAATTACTGTCGTTGTTGTCATTGTAGCGGTGTGGTAATGCTTTTTGCAAGCGATTATCTAATTCATCCCAATAATCTGGATCAGAGGGGTTCATTCCTTCTGTAACTAGCAGTTCGTCAACCTTTTTGGCGACTTGCGAGTCACGGTCTGAGGTATCTGGGCGATACCATGAATTACGACGCATCCAGTCAGCGGCATTGCGTTGCACTGTAGGGTCAACAACAGGTGTGTCGTTGCGATTTTGTGCTTCACGCTCTGCAGATTGCTTTGCACGAGCAAATTCGCCCACTGCGGCTTGCGCTTCGTTCCACATCGTCTGCGCTTCCACCATCGCGTCACCGTCACCAGCTTGTACAGCCTCGGACAGCTTCATCTTGGCGTATTCCAAGCGCACTTTCTGGTCTTCTAGGTGTTTGTCAATACGTGCGATCTGACTATTCTTAGTCTCACGCTCCACATTAGACAAACGACGCTTGAATTCTTCGTTTTCTCGTTGCAGTTGTTGCAATCGAGCGTCTTTTTCCTCATTCGTCTTGCGAATCAGGTCTTTTTTAGACCTGCGACGTGCTCTTTTTGCCGCTCTTACAGCATCAGAGTCATCAGGATGGTCATCTTCTTCTGCAGATACGTCACCGCCAGTACTTCTCTCGGCAATTTCGTCTCCATCTTCAGAAGAAAGCATACTTTCAGGCAGATCAATCACTGCAGAGCCGTCTTTCGTCTCTTCAATGTTCAAATCTACTTCTTTTTTGTCTTCAGTACTCATGAAATTCTCCAATTAAACATAAGCCTTGAATGAAAGCGGATCGTCTGTGACTTTCGCAATCAATTCGTGGTCGTTGATGGTCATAAAAAGAACAGGGTCTTCGTTACCCTCTTCGTTAGGAACCTCGCGCTCCCAACGATCACCGCCCCATTTAGGTACTCGCACGTAGTCGCCTACGCTTGCCCAGCTACCTTCGGGCCATGACTCCATAGTCTCGCGGTTCTTAAAGGCCAGAGGGCCAATCTCCACCACTCGACCAATCATGTTCTGCCACTTCTCAGTCTCTTTGGTTTCGGCAACCAAAATGATCTTGCTGGCAGTTGTCTTTTTGATGCGTCGTAGCTGTACAACTACGCGACCACCGAACGGCTTTTGACCCGGACTCACGTCGGGGAAAGCCCACTTTAGCTCCTGTTGATCGGGTACGCCTTCACTTCCCGAAATCGTCGGGATCTTTTCTTTCTCACTCATACTCACTCCTAAAAATCACCATATTTCAGGTGCATCGTTAAAGCACTTTTCAGCGCGGCCTTTAGCCCCAAGGATTGGGGTTAATCTTCTCTACCTTCTTGCTCTTGCAGGATGTTGTCCAGTGAATCAAGGGTGTACTTCAACCCCTGATACTCACCGACCATCCGTTGGTATGACTCCCAGTTGAACGCATTCCCCAAGGCAAGGGACTGCGCCAATTCTGCTTGTCGAATCTTGATCACATGGATCAATTGTTCAATCATTTTTTCTTAGCTTGAGACAAACCACCTTGGGGCTTACCGTTACCCTTAGGTTGCATGCTTTGGCCTGAGAGCTTCTCGCCCATAGCCAAGCGCTTGTGCTGGGGAACCAACACGCTCTTTTGTTCTTGATCAGATGTTGACATTTGGAACTCCTTGAGGTTGTGGCATGCCTTCTGGCATACCTTGTTGCGGCATCTCTGCCATTGGTGCGCCCATTGTAGGCGCGGTTTCGGGCATTTGCGTAGTTGCAATATCCGTAATCGTTTGATGTGTCAGCTTTGCATTCTCGATGGCAATCTTTGTCTTGTTGTCTTCGAGGTGCTTTTGCATATCCATCTGCAATTTTTGAGTGTCGAGTTGCAAACGAGCTTGATCCTCTTGCGTCTTGCGCTGAGTCTCTGCCATGTTTGTGTCTTTGACAACTTGTGCATCTGGCGGTAGCACTTGCTTCTGTGCATCTTTGCGCTTCTGTGCTTGCTGAATAAGCGCTTGGAACGCTGGAGCAAACTGCTCAAACACTTCCTTTGTATCCATGCCAACGTGAGCACCAACAGCCGTGTAAAGCTGGTCAATGGTGCCTGTGAGCATTGGATCATCGTAGTTGTCCACGGGCTTACCGTTGCGAGACTGAGCCACGTAACCGTTACTGCGGTTCAAGTACCACAAGGTCATGTGTTGCTTAATGTGCTCGATCAGGTTGTTCAGGTAGCCGGGATCTGCAAACGGTGACTGGCCCAAGAATGGGTTCATCGCAAATTGCAAGTGATCCTGAATGTGAGCAATGTGATCCTGTTGCATGTACGCATACGCTGGCTGACCAATCAACATAGCCGCATTCTCGTCAGCAGAAGTACGCTGTTCAGGCGATGGGACATCCTTCATCAATTCATTGATGTTAGGTATCTTCATCTGCTTGAGCGAGCGAGCCAACACCTTGTTCATGTTGAACTGCTCAGGGTGTTTATCTGCTAATGACAACACAGCTTGCATCTGAGCCATACGCTGTGTCTCAGAGAAGATATGCGGATCAGATACAGGAATTACGTCCGTGTTCTTTTGGAAGTCTTCGCGGCTGATCTCCAGATCTGCAACCACGTCAGACTTGCGCATCTCGTCAAAGTGCCAACGGTTTAGCCGGCACAAGATCTTCAATACACGCGCTTGTGACTCATGCAAACGTGCGTGGATCGATGAGAACACCGCCGCTCCCTGCTCAATCAATGCTTGAGTGGTGCCTACAGGGGCATTAGCGTTGACGTCAGCAATTTTTTCCTCTGAGGTGGACACTACCCCCTTCGCCGCTGTATCTAACCAGCCTAGGAGCCTAAATAAGACCTCTGAAGGTGGGTTAAACGGCATGGGCATGGCGATCTGGCGAATGTCTTGGACGCCCGGCGCTCCCTCAATCTCCACAATCTGCGTCACATCCACCTGTTGTGACTGACCAGACATCTTTGCGCCCTTGAGCTTGAGCATGGTTGCGGCATTATTGATATGGGCAGAGTCCAATAAAGCGCGTAAAGAGCCTGTAAGAGCGGCAGACAGACCGCCAATAAGATGAGGTAATCCAATCGCATATGCACCCCTCCAAGGAATGAACTTGAACTCCACAATCCAATCAAGCTTGGTCATCGTTTCGTCTTGCTCTTCCCAGTTACGGTACAGACCAATGACTTCGTTGTCCAACTCGTCAATCATTATGATGTAAGGAGCCATCTCACCCTTGGTGTACTTGTCTTCTTCTAACTCCAAGTAAGTGTAGATGTGGTAGACGTTACGCAAACCATCGTCGTTGTCTTCAAACTTCTTACCTTCAATCTTATTGGTCGCCTTCTGAGCCTTCGACATTTCAGGCTCCATCGTGTTGGGGATCATGTCGATGTTGCGGTACATACCGCTGGCTACTCGACGATTGAATTCCCATGCGGTGATCTCATGAACCTCAGCGGCACGTTGTGCTGTGTAGAAGTTACTCGCGGCAAACGGCAAAATGATCCTGTCAATTGGAACAAACTCCACGCAGGGACGTTTCTTCTGCTCGTCAAACCAAATTTTGAAGTACTGTGAGCCACCCAATGGCAACTGCGTCAGCAACTGCTCTTGCTCATCCCTGAACTCCTCGATCTGCTCAGTGATCTGCCAATTTAGGTAGTCGCGTTTGCGCTCTGCCTTCTCAGATTTAATGTCGTCCATCTTGCCCAGCACCTTAGTGCGAACAGGGCCGTCAGGTGGGAACATCTCTTTAATAGCTTTGGCGGCAAAGTCAACACAGCCCTCAGCCATAGCAGGGTGAACTACCTTGCTGGCACCCATGAAGGTGGCGCCGCCGGGCGCATCATTGCCCATACCCGTGCGCTTGATACCCTCTTCGTACTGCTTATCCCTCTGCTCACGCGCTGACTTGTCAGTTTTGAGCAAGTCGGTATAACGCATAGCCAACTTAGACAGATCATATTCGTCGTATGACTCCGCCATGTTGGAGTAGAAGTCTGGATTTTCTTCAGGGCCACCGTCAGGCATCGTGACAACAGCCGATCCATCAGGCATCTCCTCGATCTCAGACAGATCATCAGGCAGATCTACATCAGCACTGCCGTCTTCATTCTCAGTGATCATGGGATCTTGTGTTGGGTCAAGTTCGTCCATCATTTGGCTTTCTTGTTACGTGTCAGTTCTAACAACATGGTGTCCATGTCTTTGTTCATTGTAACTTTGCGTTTGGTATTCGACAAACCGTGTTTTGCAACTGGTTCATGATCATGTCCACGCATAGCTAAGTGACGTTGTGCAACCACGTTTTGCTCAGGGAACGCATGGAAATCATCATCGCTAAAGCCAATGTGACGACCACCAACTTGACCGCCTCCAGCATAAAACTTAATTGATTGTGGTGCGCGGTACTCTTTGTTAGAAGCTTTAATTTGATCTTCTGGTTTGTCAATTTCGTACTCGCCTTTGTTCTCAATTGCATGCTCGATGTGCTTGGGGCTTACATTGTGAGTGAATGAAGTCTCGTGACCAATGTTACTTGTGGACTCAGTAGGCGTGGTCATCAAGATGTGACCAGCGTCTTTGCCATTTTTAGTTTTAAATTTATTTTTGGGCAAGAACTCAGTGTCTTTGAAACGTGAATCTGTAGGGATCATGTGATCCTTAGTTTCCATTTCACCAGTCTTTTTGTTCTTTTTACGAATAGGAACGTTCACCAAGCGTGGGTGCAAGATGTGTTGCTTCTGGTAGTCATAACGCTTTCCATCAATGGTTTTATGACCATAGTGAGCCTCGTCTTCGCTTGAAGGCTTGCCGTTGCCACCAAAATGTCCTTCTGCGCCTTCTTCTTTCTCTTGCGGTGTCAACTCATACTGTTCACGTCCAGTCGTCCAGTACTTGGCGTGAGTGATGTGCTTCTCCATGTTCTTAGACATTTCAGAGCCACGCTTAACGTCAGTCACCATGTACGAACCCTTTGGTGGCGTCTTGTGACCCTGTTCGTTTTTAAAGTCACCCTTGTTGTCAGACGCCATTATGGTGTTGCGAACACGGGCTTTGTCGCGAGCAATATTCTCGCTGATCTCTTGACCCTTCTTGACCTTTGGGCCTACGTTCGAATGCGTCACATGGTAACCATTCTCAGGGTCATGCAACTCATTTGTCTTGCCGTATGAGTTAGCAATAATTGGTGGCTTGTCGTTTACTTTACGTTGTTCATTCAAGTGACGGATCACGTGGCGTGAAGACACGTCAGTCTCGTCCACAACATTAGGACGGAACAAAAGTCGTTGATTACTTTTGTCTGCTTTGTTTGCCGCATCACGCATTGATCCTGTATGAGCCAAAATCCAATCGCGTGTCATCTTGGGGTCGTGCTTGGCTTGTTCGTGTGTTGCACGACGAACAGCCGCATGCACGTACTGTGATTCGGCATTGGGTGCAAAGCAGGTACCACGGCTAGTGTCGATCACACCCTTTGAGTCTTTACCGCCACCACAGCCCTCTGTTTGACCGGGGCAAGTGTTGATGATGTGATGCTTTTCATTCTTGCCGTGTCCAGATGTGTACAGTGCATGACCTGCCACACCCTTAGAAGCAAATCCAACGTGGGTACGACCCTCTTCGTCCGTCTCATGACGCACAGTATCCAGCTTCTCAGACTCGTCCAACGTGTTGTTTTTGGAACCCAAGTGTTTAGCGGCTCGCAAACGTGCAGTCGCTTCCTTCTCTGAGGCTAACTGGTCTTTAAGTGGCTTGGCAAAGTGATCCTCAAGTGTTTCTTTATGGATCTTGCCCGTTTGACCAATGCTCAAGGGATCACGGTTCTCAGAACCATAAACTTCAGCACGTGCTTTGTTGATGTCTTTAAGTCCCGGCACCACAACTTTCTTGCCTTTTTTGTTGATCCAACTGCGACCATGAAGCATATGGTGCGGGATTACAATACCAGTCACTCCGCCAGCGCCTTCAGCTTTAACCAAAATGCGTTTGGACGGCGCTTTCACCTCTTCTTCATCATCATCGTCGTCGCTTGCCGCTGGTGCCGCTTGTGCCTTTTTCTTAGCCGCCAACTCAGCTTTCATCTCGTCAACTGACTTAGCGCTACCGCCCTTAGCCAAACCTTGGGGCTTTAGAGCCGCCATCGCTTGTCCTTGGGGGGTCATGCTCAAGATGTTGCTTCCAGCTTGCTGTGGTTGCATTGCGCCCTTTACAGGCATGCTATCCATAGGGGGTTGGTCAGCCATAGGCACCTGCCCCATGCCGGGTTGCTGACCCGGTTGGCTGGGCATCAATTGGTGACCGGGCTGTTGCTTGCTCATGTCGATCCCACCAACAGGCAGATCCCCTTGAGACGTGTCAATACCGCCTACAGGCATGCGACCAGCGTCTGGGCTACCAGTGGTAGGTACATACGCTTTAATGCCCATGCTGGGGGCTTCCTCGGCGCCAATGGATTGGAGTTGATTCAGACCTTTGAATCGGTTCATCATCTGAGCTTTGACTTGTTCAATAGGTAACACAGCGCCTCCTTCGGCTTTGCGAATAATTTGTTGCTTGCCATCTTTGCCACTTATGTAGTAGCCGTTGTGACCTGCTTGCTTGATGGCACTCTGAATGCGTGGGTCTTCAACAAACTTGTAACTGCCCTGCGATAACACGCCAGCCAAGTGTTTAGCCGCATCAGGAATCTGATTGAAGTCCCTATGCTTGGCGGCAATACCAGCGACGTTTTCAACGTGTGATGGGTTCTCGTAGTCAAATGGGCTTCTTACTTCACCGCCTTTAGCTCGCTCCATCATGCCACCGCCGTAGTCATCAAAATTCTTGAATGAGCGGTTTGACTCTGTGTCGTACTCAGGCATTTTGTAGGACGCCTGCTGTATCGGCTCTGGTGGAGTTGGTGTCTGCTCAACCAATGAAGCTTGCTCCAATGGTGACACTAGTTTAGTCGCGTCTGCCAACTGATTCGTGTTGTTTTGCACATTGTCTGCTGGCGTGGTTGCTGTCAATCCACCAATAGGATTCGTGTTAGTAGACGTGGTGTCTACAACATCTGGAGTTGTTTGGTTTCTAGCCTTGTATGCATCCGCAAACTTGTTGATGTAATCTGCTTTTGACTGCTCATTGTTTAAGTGGAAACCAGACTCATCCATCAGGTTCTTTTGATTCAAAAACCCCGACATTGCATCAACGACTGTTACGTTCGGGTTGTTTGCCGCAATGTCGCTGTACATCTCGTTCATCACCAAGTTGGGGTTGTCAATGGCTTCTTGAAACGAGTTAGCAAACGGTTGGGCAGACATAATAATGTTGACGCCGCTTTCACCAAGCCTAGAGACAATCTCATCTAAGTTGGCGCGTGTGATCGACGGATCTACACCAGTGGCAATGTCGTTAGCACCGATGTCCAACACCACCGTGGTGCCGGGGGCGAAGGTGCCTCCATCCCTCTCAAATACGTTCAGTTGGTTCAGCACATCTGCTGTCTTGTACCCACCTACCGCTGTGTTCGTAACGTCTTCACCAAAGGCTTGATTAGCAAGCTTAGTGTTCTGATCACCAGCCAGCCAGCTTGCACCAGACAATACGACTCCCTTTAATTGCTTTGAGGCATCGGGTTTCTTAATGACGTCCTGAAGGATGCCACCACCAGCCATGCGCACAACTCCACCGCTTGCCTTACGCAATAGTGCTTGGCGCATTTCATGTTGAGTTGGTTGCACTTTGCCGCCCTTGGCATACGTCTCACGCTCACCATAGGTAGGCTTATGCGCCAGCACCAATGGGCCAATCTGCACAACGTGCTTGGCATGCGTTACAGGCTTCATCGTCTTACGGTCATAGAAGTAGCCATGACGCCTAGGATCCATGCCCACTTGAATGTAGTCTTTGTGGTTCAGGTTCTTCTGCATGTGCTCGACTGCCTCGTCTTCGCTCATATGGTGAAGCTCACCCTTGATACGTGCAAACGGTGCCTTGTTCTGCTCACCAGTGGCAACCTTAATCGCTTTGCTTGGGCCAGCATCAAACGTGGCGTTCTTTACCGACGACACTGAACCATACGATGTGTTGCGCTTGTCGTCGCCTTTACCTTCTTCATCATGGATGGAGTTAACCCAAACGCCGTGATTCTCGTATGCAGGGATGTCCAACCGTAAGCCAACTTTGCGACCTGAAGGCCAGTTTTCGTGACCTCGCCAATGGGGTTTCTTGTTCTCCATCAATGCACGGTCAGCATCCTCGTCTGACGCAGGCTGTGGTACGAACTCATACGGCTTGACAGGCTTGTGCTTGGCAACCACCTTGTCGTAAGCCTCGTGGCTCATCTTGCCCTCTTCGACCTTTTTAGCCGCCGCTTCCATCTGAGGGATCTTGCGCATCAAGTTCTCATCTTTGACGGTGGGGCGTACCTCGACCTTGCCACCCTTTGCCAGTGCTTGGCGCATCTGATCTATTGTAGGTTTCACTGCTCCACCTTTAGCTTTATGTATTACCTTGCGCGACACGATACCGTGACCAACGTCGCGCTCCTCTTCGTACCGCACAGGATCATGCATAGGGTACAAATGCTTGGTCGGCGTATTGATGTCAAACCTCGATCCCTTGGGGACTAAGTGGTCGCCCTCCATCGCACGAAACTGCTTTTGGTTCACCACCTTCGGCTCACCGATAGTAACCTCACCAATAGCCTTAGCCTTGCCTTCACCAGTGCGGACAATCGCCACGCGCTTACCAACGTATGGGCGCAGTGTGTCGCTGTTGCGTGACTCAAGGGTCTTCTGCCCATCGACAATCATGTCAGCGTACCTCAGCCCTGCCTTGGTATCGCTCGCTACATTGATGCCCATAGGGGGCTTGCTTGGGATCATGGAATGTCCTTCATGAATGCCGCCCATTATGCCTTCACCAACATGGCACGTCCACACTTTTCAAAGTGTAGTTAACTACAGTTTCAAACTGCATATGGGTTCTCTCTTCCACGCGCACGTTGGTTGAACTCGTCAGCATCAAAGATGTCGTCCTCGTCCAGATCCTCGCGTGGTGGTGCATCGATGCTGATCCATCCAGCGTCACGCATGTACCGTAATCCCTGTGAGATGCAGTCAACGAACTCGTCATGCACCGTACCCTCAGGGAATGAGCAGATCTGGCTGACCATGCCTTCAGCCCAGTCCCTCACAAATCCTTTCTTGACGGTGCTCTCAGGCACCCAGACACGCCCTGCCTTGATGATGTTAGCCACGATGCTCAGGCGCTGGATCTTGTCCGCCCTGCCGGGGTTGTACGCATGCACGGGCAGGTGAGCACGTTGCAAGTCTTGGATCAGGGATATACCAGCGCTCTTGTCCTCCACGAGGATCAAGTCCACCAGCTTCTTCGCTCGTCCCTCACCGTACACCGTCTCATACTCGTCGATCACCTTGGGGCGCAGGTCGGGATACTGTAGGTGCTCCTGCCAGCAGTCCAACACCATCACACACATGCCGCCGTCCAATGGCTTGAAGGCACCCAGCGTAATGCACCCTGTAGGGTCGTTAACGGTCTTGTCAGACGTTGCGCAGTCATAGGACTGGATAATGTACTCAAGCTTGGGAAAAGGCTTCTGAGCAGGCCATAGCTTGAACCAGTCACGACGCACGATGCCGCCCTCTTCAGGGTCGATGATCTCAGCATGGATTTCTTGCCGACCTAGGTTCGTACCCTCGTACTGCAGGATCTGCTTTTGGAACGATGGCGCCAGATTCTTCATGTTGCTGTACGTGCTGGCGCGTGTGATCACCACGTCGTCACCCTCACGCTCGATCAACTCCATCACCACGTCCTTAGGCTTAGGCGTCGTCGAGCATATGAGCTTGGTGCGCTGGCCTAGTCGGATACCGAACTGGATCATGTCCCACGACTCGCGCAGGTACTCCCATGCCGCTAGCTCGTCCAGCCAGCCACCGTGGAACTGCGGCCCCCTGAAGCGCTCTGGCTCCGACGCTGGGATGCCCTTGATGAAGCTCCCATTGATCAGGTGGATCTCATGTAGGCTGGAGTTGTACTTGGCTATCAGTGCAGGCGGTATGACGGATATAAGCCCTGAGTCACCCTCGAAGCATGTACCCTTCAAGTCGCCACTCGTAGGGGCTGAGACAAGCCATCGTGTGTTGGGTTGCTCCCATGCCCAGCTTGCTAGCGTCTCGGCGCTGGCGCGTGTCTTACCTGCTCCACGCCCTGCCAGCATCAACCATATGTTCCACCAGTCACCCGACGGCTCGATCTGGTGCTTATGCGCCTGTTGTCCTAGCCACTTCAATTGCCAATTGATAACCGCCTGCTCAATGGGATGCAGGGTTTCATATTCCTTCTGGATACTGGGATCAGCCAGAACTGCATCCAATGCGCTCATTCGGCTTGGCGTGACATCTTGATTGACTTGAGCAACTCACCGAACACGTTCACGTTGTGCTCCATCACCAATGGCTTGTTGTCGTCACCCACATGCTCTTGACGCGCCAGTTTGGGTATGTGGTACTCCACCACCGACTGGAACATGTCAAACGCCTTCGCTGGGTTCGGTGGCACCACGTATGCACCGTCGGCATCTTGCACACCCTCAGCGACCTTGTCGAGCCATCCAGTGAGCCTGTGAGCGTTTCCATCAACAAATGAGGCTATGGCCTGTCTAGCTTCCGTTGACGCCTTGTTGGGCGTTCCAGCTACCCTGCCGCCTGTCTTTGCACCTTGTGCCATGTTAGCTCCTCTAAAATCGTCTACTTTAGATAAATGTTAGTGGTTACCAACCAACACGTCCACCTGATGCCTTACGGATAACCTTCTTTGGTTTATCCACCTTTTCATTGACTTCAATGTCATCTGGTTGGATCTTATGTCTATCCAGTACTTTCCATAGGGCGTTGTTCAGGATCTCGTCTTCGTGGGTGCTTGGGCTGATCTGTTTGTAGCCTTCGTAAGCTTGGCGCACGTCGTCGCCATGCACGGTCACCGTGTCGAGGTGCCTACCGTCTTTGTGGGTGACATCCCATGCACGGTCTTTGAACTTGTACTTCTCTGCCATATATGTCCTTTCACGCAATTGTTTCAGCGCATTACATAGGACGTGAGTTTAACCTGAAGTTTGTTTGCTTGTGAAGTCTTTACCTGCTTTGTATCCTTTGTTGTATTCCAACATGAGTCTGTATTGGAATACGGTGCTCAGGTGCTCCATGAATTCGATTGCGCTCTCTTCGGCGTTTCCCTCAAAGGATAAGTAGTTGTCGGCGAAGTCCATCACGCCTATTTCATCGCCGTTTTTGTTGTAGAACGAGATTTTGCTGTCGTGCCTTGGCATCTTGGTGCCAGACTCTTTGCCTTGTGCGCTCACTCTGGGCTACTCCCAAGTATGCGGTGCTCTGCCCACTTCTTGTAACTCTTGAGTTCTTTGTTCTCGGCTTCTAAGCGATCCACCTTGCTCTGCAAGCTCTTTAAACGGCTCATAGCTTGGTCAATCCAGTCTTTGACCTCCATAGGCATGCTGAACTCTTGTTCTTGCTTCACAGCTTTTTTGACTGGAGTTGTTGCCACTGGTTTCTTTGGCGCGGCTTTCGCCGCTACCTTCTTTGCTGTTGCCATTAGTGTCCTTTTGAGAGTTTGAATTGGCGCTCACGGATAGCATCGATCTCCGCCCACAACTTGATGTAGTAGGGATCATCCGTGGGCAGGTGATTGTTCAACTGCAGTGTAGTGTGGCAGTCCTGCAATGCGCGTGAGCACATGTTGGAGTCGTACTCCCTGAACTTGTTGACGCAAGTCTCGCGTAGTTGTCCGTAGTTCATTCTGTGTATCCCTTCAAGTATGCGCGGACGATGTCCATGTCCCGTGCAGACACAGTCCATGAATCAGCGTTGCCGCCGTCGAGGATTAAACCACCCTCACCCTTACCGTGGTAACCGTCGTTGCCCAAGATGGTGCCAACGTAGTAGCGTGTGATGAACTGCCCAAACTCCGTGTGCGGATAGCGAGCGTCATAGAACTCCACCAAAGGCTTGTCCTCATGGTTTGTGAGCTTGAAGTCGCGTCCATACTTCTCGCCTTTGCCAACTACGCGAATGTTGTATTTGTCTACTGTGATCATGGTAATTTCCTTTTAAATAAACCTGCTAAATTTGCAGTGAAGTAATTCTAACATGGAATTAAAGGAGGGTGTCAACCCCCCTCGTTTTTTAGAAGTGTGGATCGTAGTAATGTTCACGCATGCCCAAGATCAAACCACCACTACGGCGTTGCTTGAATCTGCCTGTTGCTCCGTTGATGTAACCGCGAACCCATTTGCCTGTCTTGCGATCCATGCGATACATGTCAGCGTATCCGTATGGGTTTGGCTCGAAGGTGTAGACGGCACTGCCATCGTGTGCGCTACCAGAGACACACGTCACTTTGTCTTCCATGACGTTGATCTCGTATGCCCACACTTTGCTCTTCAACTCAGTAACCTTTGTCACCGTTGCGGCGTGGCGATCACTCCATGATAATTTTGTAGCGCCCATGCCAACTGTTGGTGCTGGAGCGCCGACTGTCATGCGGCTGTACATGTGGTTAACGAGACTGCCTGTTTGTGTACCGAAGTTCATAATGTTTCCTTTTTAAACCTGCTAATTTTGCAGTGATGTAATTCTAACTCCAAATTAAAGGAGTTAGGAAGTAGGGACTTTCCCTAATACGATTAAATTTTATAAACAGCCAATCTGCCGGGGTTGTGCCACTCTGCAAACAGGCCCATGCCAATCAATGTATCGCGTAGCTCAGGCTTGATGCTGTCACCCCATACGCGAGCGCCATCGTAGTAGTTCACCCAGTTGGATGATCCCTCGTCCTCAGCACTGATGCTGAAGTTTCCGTTGTCGTCGTGGTGCTCGTAGACTGGTACACCCATCTTGGTTAGCTTGTTGAAAGCTTTGATGTAAATGCGCTTCATACGGCCTCCATGTTCACTGGTTGAAGTTTGCCCAATGCCACCTGCTCGCGGTAGGCATCCAGAATGAATCCGTCCATCTTGTTCTCGATGGCACCCTCAGTCACAGACGACACCAAAAAGTTGGTGCGATAGTTTTGCTTGATCTCGCGTGGGACGCCGGGAATCCTGAACAACGTGCTGAACTCTCGGGCCCGGTTGCCCAGTCCATTGTTGTACAGGTCGTAGTAGCAGTTCTGCGCCCTTCTGAAGCGCTCCAGCGCCTTGTTGGTAGTCTTGCCCTCAGGCACCTCGCCAATCGCTGGCACGAGCCCCTGAAGGGCTTCTGCAATGGTTTGGTAGGTGCCTTGTTCGTTCCAATATGTAGCCATGATGTTCTCCTCTTGTTAAATTAAAAACCGTAGTTGTCAGCACAGATGGGGCCAATGCCACGAGCGATGCTGTCAGCGTCTGTCAATGCACGTCCGCAGATGGAGCAGGCACCGAATTTCTTGCCGTAGGCTATGGCGGCTTGGGCTGGGTCGCTAGACACCGCCACAATGCGTTCTGCGGCCTCTGTGGTGCATTCGCGTGATGTGAACAGGCGACCACCCATGACCTTGCCTAAGTACAAACCGTCTTCTTTGTTTTTGATGTAGATGGCGCCAGCGTTAGCGCTTGTCTCTGAAGCTGGGCTGAACACAAATGTGTCGAGGCGCAACTTGGGGCGCTTTACGCCTGCTTGCTTGGCGTTGTTGAATGCAACCTCGATAGCTTCTACGGTCACCACTGGGGCTGACTCGATACGAGCGGCTTTCTCTGTAGCGCGTTCTGCCATGAACTGTGCTGACTGCAAAGTCAGGCGCTGTACTGTCTCAAATTGCTTTTCTGTAAGTGAACCAAACTTGTTCAGGGCGTCGAGCATAGCGCCAGCAAATGCAAACTTAGCGGCACTGCTTTCCATCCATGCGGCTTCTGCTGGGTTGGCATCTTTCCACTCTTGCGCAGTGGTGGCCTTGGCTTGTGCCACAGCAACAGCACGTTTTTGTGAAGCCATCTTTGCTTTAAGGCGCGTAGCTGGTGAAGTCTTGAAAGACAACTTGCCTTTGCCCTTGCAAGCAAAGCACTCGCCTGAGCGAACGTTGACGTAACCGAAGGTGAAGCGACCAGTGCCGTTGCACTTGGTGCAAGCTTGCTCGAAGTAAGTAACTTCGGAAGTTGTGGAGTTGGCTGGTGCGCCGAAGTCCAAGTCGTTGGACATGTCGTCGAAGGGATTAGATGCTGTGTTCATAATTTGCTCCAGTAATAACCTGCTAATTTTGCAGTGAGTGAATTCTAACACGAAGTTACAGCAAGTATTTAATAGGGACTTTCCCTAATACCTTTTTTAGTGGGCTTTTGCCTTGTCTAGCTGGGGATCCATAAATGCTTTAAGCGAATCCACTAGAACTTCTCCATTCTCAAAATGCAGAATCATGGCGGTCAACACAAAGGTCACCCCCATGTCAAACCCTTGGGCGTAAATGAAATCCTTTTCTTCTGTTTCTGTGATTTTCATTGCATCTGACTCGGTATGCGGTTGTAAATCGCTTTAGCGGCGTTCATGAGGGCTGTGGCTACTTCCCCCTCATCTTCTTGATTCGCAAGCTCTGCGACCAGCCTAGAGCACTCCTTGCGCTCAATCATGATGGCTCGCTTGCTCGTCTCGATAGCCACCGTCATGATCTCGGCTTTGGCAATTGCTACAGCGGCGTCAAACTCTTGCTGGGTATAGAACTCCACTGCGCCGGCGGTGCCTAGCAATTGGCGCGCGAGTTGGCTTACTTCTTTGGTCATTTGAATTTCCTTACAAGTTCAATAAATCTTTCGGGTGGGGGTGGCGCCATTTTCTCGCTGGGTGGCGTCCACCCGTACTTGCGCCATATGGCCTGCACGTCAGACCCCGACTCCCATTTGAAATCTTTGTTGGGTGTCGAAGGGTAACTGATCTTCGAGTATGGTGGTAGTTCAATCATGCTGTCACCTCTTCCAAAAGTTTTGTCAATGCTTCCAACATAGCTTGAGCTTGCTCGCGAGTCAATGATGTGCCGACGTGGTGATTCCTACCGTGGACTGACAGCCACACGCCACCGTCCTCCCAACTGTCCAAAAACATATTTTGGTCACCGTTGTGTTTGATTGTGTATTCCATAATGCTCTCCTTTGATGGGGGCCGAAGCCCCCTTTGGTTTAACCGATTAAAAGTGTTACGTCTTCAACATCTTGCAGGTTGGCGAGCCGACCGTGGTTGTTGATGCTGTACTCGATTTGGGCAACTGTTGGCACACTCAGCAAGGAGTAGTCAACACCTTGAATGCACTGGTTGGTGCCTTCGTACCAAGTCAGAGTAACCATGAGTCCTTCGACGCTTTCCACGGTACGCACTTGGGCTTCTGCGCTGGTGCTGGTAACCACGAGTTGACCAACGTAAATGTTTTGGAGTTTGATTTTCTTGTTCATGGTGATCCCCTTAGGCTGTTGGTGAAACTTTGATGATGGCGCTTGTCTCGCCACGGAACTTTGCATTGAACTCAGCTTCTGTGATGCCCAATGCTTTGATGACGGCTTCCACGTCAACGGAACCGATACGGTTCTCGATGGTGAGCTTCACACCGTACTTCTCACCACGGTGAGGAATGATTTTGCCGTTGGCATCTTTCTCAGACAACTCGTATGAGTTGGCGATGCCGTCTTTGAGAGTTTTGACCTGAGAGGCCAAAGCCTTTTGTTGACGATCCAACACGAAGAGTTGGTCGATGGGGTTGAGTAAAGACTCAACGGTTGCTACTGCTTGTACTTCTGTCGCTACTGTAACTGCTGTCATGATAATTCCCTTTTAGGTTAAACCCGCTAACGTTGCGGTGATGTGATTGTAACTCCAAGTTAGAGCACTTGTGAACCCCTTTTGAAAAATATTTTCATTTATTTTTCTAAGTGTTTTCCCTTAGACGCTTTATGGTCACGTTTAGGGCGTCTAGCTCGTCCATTTTGGCTATAGCCCACGCCCTTCTCTCCCCGTGCCAGCCCATCTTGCTCCCCTGATGGCAGGACTTGCACAGGGCTACGCAGGTGTACTGCCTGCCTTGCTTGATGTGGTGGGCGTCAGAGGGCGGCGCCTCGTCGCACACACTGCAGGGAAGCTCTTTGACCTCCTGCAAGTGCTTGCGTTCTGCCTTATTCAGGTTGTTGTTCATCCCAGTCGATCCATAGTGCGGTTAGAAGCCTCCAGAGAGCGCCACACGTCCACGCGAGCCTGTGCCGCTACCAAGCCCCACCTGAGGGCTTCTGCCTGCTCTGTAGCCTCTTCTATGGCCTTCAGGTGCTCGATGTACTCCATCGCCGCATACGCCTCGATTTCAGCGGCGGCAACAGTCTTAACTCCATTGGTCATTGCATGCTTCATGAGCATGGCCTTCTTGGACTTGCGAAACTCCTCGACGTATGCCAAATGAGCTTTCGCCTCTGCATACTTTTTGCCGTGTGTGTAAATAAAATCGACTGCGTCGTTAATGTCTTTTTCGTTCATGATTTTCCTTTTGTAAAACCGACTCGATTTTTTAGTTCATGGCACGTAATACAGCGCCACTGTGGAGCGCCCCTACTGTTCTTGCCTTTAACTTCTGCAGGGCGGAGTCGGCACACCTGACAGGTCTTTTTTTCGTTCATCGTTTCATGCTCCGTATGTATGTCGCGAAGCTATCCATCGTGTCCTTCTCAAAAGCTTTGAAGTCGTACACCGCCTTCGCTACCTCCTCTAGCGTTCGGTTGCGCATGTCGCGCTCGTAGTTGTAATCTGGGTCAAATACTTTGTTGATTCGTTCTGCCCAAATAACTTGCGCCTTGACCATCTGACGCTTGCGCCAGCCCATTGCTTTTTCCCATTCATTCATTTCCATATCACATCCCGTAAATTGCTATCAATGTTGCGTCAGCCAAAGCTTGACCCTTACCCTTCTTGTCCAGATCCCTCCAATGTGGGTACATCTGGATTGCTTTCACCCTTGATGCGTCTTTGTCCTGCCCAATCAGCCTAGCGCGTGTTTTCCACATGTTTGGGGTCACCATAGTCACTGGTATCTCAAACGCGCCCAAAACGCCTTGTATGACCCCTGCTGAGTGTCCAAACGAGAACATCGACGCTACACCTTGCTTGGGCATGCTGGAAACCAACTCCACGTATGCAAAGATCTTTTCATCGCCGTACAGGTGTGGGCGAATGAACGCCGCCAATGCAGAAGCGTTCACCCTGTTAGCTGATCCTGTTTTCATGGTGGGCATCGCTGTCCACTCAATCGGTGTTTTGTTGTCGTCGATGATGACGATGGCACCCGACAAGCCGGGGTCAATTCCTATGCGTTTCATTTCTTTCCTTTGATTGTGAATTTGGGGCATCGTTGCAGAATGAATCGCAACTGCTGTGAGGGGTAACCTTTTCTGTCGAGGATCACATTGCACCTTTTGTTGACGTAGTGCTTGCACTCGAAGCAGATCCGCCTGTCGTCCATGCCTTGCTCACGGTCACGCAAAGCCAAAGTCCATGCAAGCTCGTATGCATCTTCATTGGGACATCCATCCAAGATGAATGCCTGAGCACGGCGCTGAACGATTAGCTCTTCGCGTTCTTGCTCTTCGGTCATGCTTCCCCCTTAATGCCGTGTGCGGCTTCAATGGCTCGGGCAAATGTATATAGCCGTGTTCCAAAGGCGTTAGTGTCTTCAAGGATTGCGCCTATCTCCTCATCCGTCAGCGGATTGCGCTGTGGTGGGGTGGTGTAGAGCGGTATCGGCTTATATGTACTTGATGGCTTTTTCCATCTAAAGTATTTATGACCTACCGCGTTTTCACAAAGGTATGCAACGGGTGCTGGCATGGTTATAGAAATAGTGCCAGATTGTTTTGCTTCAGGTTGCTCCAATTCTTCGGCATAAACATCATCATGCAATGCTTGCGCTACTGCTTGTCGCACTTTCATGGCATCCGTTGTATATTGCTCTGGCTGTTCCAAGGCTTCTTTGATGGCGGTGATGGCTTGCAATTGTTTTTGTTGCGGATACATAGATGTTTCCAAGGCATCTAGCGCCAGCTTCAATGCTTCTCTTTCGGTCATGCTTTTCCTTTCAATTCACGATCAGCAACGTAGTCATGCACGATCAGTCCGTTCTCAATGCTACCTACCCACATCTCAGGGATCCATGTAAAGCCACCTGCGCTTAAACGCCTCATATGAGCGCGTCGCTTGTGACGGGCTGGGCTTGCGTGTGTACCGCCCTTGTAAGGTTGCTTGACCTGCGCGTCTGGCTTTAATTCAATTGTGTTCCACGAGTACACCAACGGTTGGTGCTTTGCCCTACGCTTGCGGTTAATGAACTCCAACCCTTTTGCCATGTGCGCGGTAACTACCTGCTCAGTGGTATGCGCACGTAAGTTAATCAAACAAGCGTAGTTAACCGCGCTGATGCAGGCGTCTTCATAAAGTTTCATAGCATCATGCTCCGTCATACCGCCGCGTTTTGACGCCTCCATAAGTTTTTGATGGATCACAACATTTGTTCCATCTTCATCTTCAGCGCCAACAACACGAACCCGCTTTTCCGTAACTATTGCCAACGGAGATTCAAACCCATCGTTTGTCCACAGCATGGCGGCGGCTCCCTCATAACCACCAAATTTGATGTATTTATCGTAGGTAAATGCAATGTCAGGCCATGCTGGTTGTATAACCGCCATGTGATCAGATGGAGTCAAAAACTGATCAAGATGCATCATCTGTTTGTGCCATCCATATTGTTGTCCAACGCTTTTAAGCTCTTCATCGGCATGATCACCAAGTTCTGAAAAGTCAAACCATGTGTAATCGGCGGCATCAAACCCAACCTTTGATGCTAAATCTGCAACCTTTGGGTTCATACCAACTCTCCAATCTTGATGGAGTAAACCAAAGTGGTGCTGGGATCTGCAATCCTCCCCTTGTTGAACGCATGCCAGATGTAGCTACGCACTGTGCCACCGCGACGACTCGTTTGAGCTTGCGCCGCGCCATGCGTCTTGTATCCAAACGGATTGCCAAGCATCTTGTTGTTGCAGTCAAAAATGTAAAAACGTTTTTTATCAATCATTTCATTCTCCTTAAACCCACTCATTGTGGTGATCACACTCTAACACAGAATTACAGTTTGTAACCAAAAAAAAAGGATCGACCCCAAACTTTTTGATACACCTACATCCCTTATCAATCCTTTCACCCAAAGACCCCCCCTACCCCACGAGTGGAGTAAGAGAGAGATTAGGTGCTTCACCCCCGCTATACGGGATCATCATGTTTGCTTGCGCAAAACCCCCGACTTGATGATTCGACCAGTCGCACGGATTGTTCGGGAACTGCCCCCTAGACCTAGGTCATACCGTGTACGCTTTCCTTCCGCGCCACCACGACTGGGGTGCTTGCTAACGTGCGGAGTACGGATGGGTAGAGGAAATAAAAAAGCCGCTTACAACTGCCCCGTAGTGGTTCCCCAGACGGGGCGAGGCATGTGTAAACGGCTTCAAGATTGTTGACCACTACGACAACGAGCAAATTATAACCACAGTATTTCAAGACGTGTCAAGAGGTATCAAAAAAAAACCCCTTCACGTCTGAGGTGAAGGGGGAAACTCAAATGGAGAACCAAAAAAATGTGGCAACTGCGGTAACCACACCCACAATATACATCAAGCCGCCTGCAACATCACTTTATTTCGCAATCCCATAATCTTTCCGACCAATGCAAACAACCCGTTGCTTTTATGCAAATCATTAGCATCAAAACCCACGGTGTCAGCCATCGTCCAAGGTAGGCCAGTCTTGCCAGCAAACTCTTCACCAGTCTTGCTCTCGTCGTTGTCAGCAAAGATGAATCGATCACCTTTGATCTGGTCAGCCACAGCCACCATGTTTGATGCTGAGAAACAAACCACCACAGACGCCTTTAAACCGACGCTACGGAGCGCGGCGTGGATAGACAACCCTGTGGCATACCCTTCGCACAACCAGACCTCTGAAGCCTTTCTATCGCCCATGAACATCACGCCGTTTTTCGCTCGCATGCCCAACAGCATTTTCTTTTCCCACTTGCGGTTTTCAGCATCCCAGTAGATCCGCTGATAGCCTTGCAAATTGTTTGTCACCACGTTGCGCATAGGCACCAGCAAAGAATCCTCCAGAACAAGCCCCTCAAGGTCTGGGAAGCCCTTCAAGTGCAGGTAGTCATGCTTGGCTAGCTTCGCCTTGTTTAACGTCGTATACGCCTTCTGAGCGGCTTTGTCGTACTCTGTATCGCGTGATGCATTCTGCGCACGGCGCTTGTCCATCCATTCGCGCTTTTGTTCGTCCGTCCAAGGTGCCGCATTAGGATCTTCAAACCAGATCACGCGAGCTTCGCCTGACCAGTCCATAACCCACCCACGCTGACCGTCCCAGAAGTAGGCGCCATTGCCAGAACGTGGCTTCTCGATAGTCCCACAGCGACGGATACGATCAGAGGGAAACAACTTGCTTGGCTCAATGTCTACACCGTGTGCTCGTGCAAAAAGAATGAAGCTCATCGTCCCACTCCCTTCTTGTACGCGATGTTCATCTGCTGAATCTTGTTGTGTACGTTGCGAGAGATCTCCACCATAGGTGCAGTGGTGAACCTCCACGTCGGCTCAAGCCCAGTGATTTTCTTAAACAAGTGATAGGCACGACCTTGTTGCTTCTCAGGTGCGCTATGAACCTTTGCATACGCAACAACTTGATGCCACAAATGCTCTGCGTTGTCAGCGAGCTTTTTCTTGTTCTTACCCTCACCGATAAAAATCTCGGTCATCTGTCCATCGATGGCTTTTTCCATCTGCTTACTAGGGCGCTCGTACCCGCAACCCATGCACCGCTTGGTGAACGGAGAATAGCCACACTTGGGGCAACCCTTAAGTTCATAGTCCTCGTCCTTACGGATTTTCTTGTCGAGCTTCTCACCGTCGTCCAGCTTGTCCAAACCGTTAAAAAACACGTCGGTAAAGTCTTCAGCAAAGCGAACGATGTTGCCGCTGAAGTCCAGCAAGTAGCAGTCCTTTTTCCCAGTGTCAGGCGACGACCGCAGGCCACGTCCCCACATCTGGATTGCAGTGCTCAGTGACTTGCGCAGTGGTCGTGCATCACACACGCAACCGACGTCAGGAACGTCAAAGCCTTTGGCTAACGCTTCCACCGAAATCAGTATCTTCAGGTGGCTGTCGTGCTTGCGGTATTCGTCAAGCAACAACTCGCGCTCTTTTGGTGTCGTATGTGACGTGAACACAGCCGCCATCACGCCTTGATTGATGAACTGTTGGGCTAACTCTTCGCAGTGCTTGATGGTGGCGCCGAACACGATGGTCTTGCGGTTCTCAGCAAAGCGTAGCCACTCAGTCACAACGTCGCCAACAATCGCCATACCGCGCTCTTCAGCCGCTTTGTCTGTCCACTCACCGCCTGCGGTAGCCGCGCCAGCCATATCGGGCTTTGTGCAAGAAAATATCCGCATAGGCACCAACACCCCAGACTGCGTGAGTTCGTGCATTGTGGTGGCGTTTATGAGGTTTGAGAACACCTTTCCCAAGCCTGTAGAGAACGGCGTCGCAGACAGACCAATGACAGCCGCTCCAGTGCTCTGCGCGTACTCCACCCAAGGCTTGTACATCGTGTGAGCTTCGTCGATCACCAACACGTCAAGAGCAGGCCAGTACGCACGTTTGGCAATGGTCTGCACAGAGGCAATCTGTAGCAGTTTGTCAGGTCGGCGCTTCCAATGATTGGCTTGAATCACACCGTGGTCATCTAAACCATAGGCGGACGCCACCTCAGAGGTTTGATTGATCAGCGTCGTGCGATCACATAGGAACACTGCCTTCTTGCCCTTTTGCATCGCTTCATTGCAGATACGAAGGCCAAGGTAAGTTTTGCCGGCACCCGTGGGGGCCATGATCAGTTGGTTCTTATGCCCCTCACGAAACCCCTGACGGAGTTGTTGGTGGGCATCAATTTGGAATGCGCGTGGTTCGGGGAATCCATCATCACACTCACTCGGTGCTAGGACTGCGTTCATTTTTTGGCCTTTTTCTCTTTAGCTTGATACTCTTTGACCATGTCGATGGCGGCGTTCTTCTCGCGCATCAACACAGAGATACGAACTTGCAATTGGGAAACTAAATGATTAAGTCTCTTGACCTCTGCGTGTGCCGTAGACAGTGCGTCGTCAGACTCCAACAGCTTGTTCATCGCCTCAAGGTCGGCTTGCTGTGCTAACTCGTTGGCTTTTAGCTCTTGCTCGTCAGGGCCGTAGTCCTGAGTCAACTCCACTTTGGGATCTGGAGTGGAGTTGTTGCCAGTGGAGTTGTTGCCACTATCTTCGGCAACGACCTTCTCAAGGTGCTTGACGTAGTTCTTGGCTTGTTGTTTTCTGATCTCAGGGTTACGGACAGCGGCAACCAGTGTGTGAGACACATCGCACAATCTGCCAATCTCACGGTCAGACTTTTTGGCGTGGCGCTCATAGGACAGAGCGGTTTCAACTGACTTGCGCTTGTCTTCGTTGGTACGTGGCAGACCGTGCTCGTTGTTGGCTCTCAATGCGAGGTCTTGTGCGTCCTCCATCGTTCCGGGCTTATAGTCCACCTCAATGGTGGTGAACCCTGCTGACTGAGCCGCAAAGTAACGGTGGAAACCGTCATACAGCCAATAAACCGTACCGTCAAACGTCGCCTTGATAGGAGGGAACTTTGCGTCTTCACGCATCTTCTCAGCGTACTCGGAAACTTTATCTTGGTTAATCGAAACACGCATTTGTGTGCCACCGTCAATTCGGATCTGGCTAAACTTTAATATTTTCATAATTGCTCCAAAGGAAAAAAAAGCCCTAGGCGAGACTCTCATCTTTCGATGTTGGCGGACTGGTGAGTACCAGCAGAGTCCCGTCTAGGGCTTACTCAAAAATTGCCGCCAAGCAATGGTTTTATCGTATCACAAGAAAATATCAGGGCGCAACTCAGTCCGTTTAACCAGACCTTGTGTTGCCTGTTCAATCCTCAGTGATAGCTCAGGAGAAGCCTTTCGGCTCCCATTCATGATCAAGGATAGCCACGTAGGAGATATGCGAAGGTACTCCGCCATCTCTGATTTAGCTCCCCTTGGTTCGGTCGAAAAGTATTCAGTAAGTGTCATTTGGCACACTATATCGTAACTTGGCGTTACAGAGCAAGATAAAAAAAGATGTTGCAGGCTTTAATTCTGTGTTATAGTTCTGGCACGACAATGTTGTCGGTTAAGGAGAAATTATGGGTTACGACCTAGAAGACAAAGTGTTATTCGTTATATGCGCTATCGGCGCGTTTGTTGTCCTGTTGGACGTTTTTATCTGGAGAAATGTATGAGCAGTTTTATTGTTGAAGACAAGGGCGGTTCTTTCGAATCCACACCCTCAGGTATGCACCTAGCACGTTGCTACCGAATCATTGACCTTGGTACTCAAAAATCAGAGTACATGGGCGTTAGCAAACTCCTTCACAAAATCATGCTTGGATGGGAAGTCCACGGTGTGAATGACGACGGTACACCCATCAAAATGAAAGATGGTCGCCCGTTTGCTATGTTCAAGAACTACACGTTCTCATGGGCAGAGAAAGCAAACCTTCGTGCAGACCTACAGTCATGGCGCGGTAAGCCCTTCACGCAGGAAGAGATGCGTCGTTTTGACCTCAAGAACGTACTAGGTGCATGGTGCATGCTGAACGTGATTGAGAAGCCCGGCGCAGACAATAAAATGTATGTGAACGTCGCAGGCGTATCCCCTGTTCCCGCAGTCATTAAAAACGCAGGACTCCCCGCCGCAATCAACACCAATGAAATGTTCATTCTGAACGAGCCCGACATGGTGATGTTCCAAAGCTTCAGCGATAACCTGAAGAAGAAAATCATGGCCTCACCTGAGTGGGAAAAGCTCCAAGGTAAAGCAACTCCACAGCAAGCGTCTAAGGCACCGTCCTTTGAAGACGACGAAGACATCCCCTTTTAAGGAACAACCATGACAACAATCATTGCTAGATCGGCGGAGTCTGTGCATTGGTATCGTGCTGACGACGGTAAGCCACAGTACACAGTACCTGCAAAGGATGGCTCAAACCGTCCTACAACGCTCAGGGACGCTCGAAAGATGAATTTGGTACCGTCGGTCACAACGGTGATGAAAATCGCCGCCAAGCCCGGTTTAGACGTCTGGAAGAACGAGCAACTCCTGTTGGCGGCGCTTACCCTTCCAAAGGTCAGCGGAGAAACTGAGAAGGAGTTTATCGCTCGCGTGGTAGCCGACTCCAAAGAGACTGGTAAACGAGCCGCAGAACGTGGCACCCGTATCCACGAGTCTATCGAGCGTTGGTACGGTGGTGACAAGAACGTTGAGCACGTCGCGATTGCTAAAGCTTTCGAAGAGTCAGTGTTCAACCACTTCAAGACCCACCCATTCCAAGAATGGAAGACGGAGATCTCGTTCTCTCATGAGTTGGGTTTCGGCGGTAAGACTGACCTGTTCACAGAGCAGTCCCAAGACACCCCTTTGGGCATCGTTTTGGACGCCAAGACCAAAGAGTTTGACGTTGACGATGACATCCCTGCATACGATGAAAACCTCATGCAGTTGGCGGCGTATCGCATTGGCCTAGGTCTACCTAATGCACGGTGCGCAAACGTGTTTGCATCGGCTTCTAACCACGGTTTGATCAAGATCCACGAGTGGTCGGAAGAAGAGCTTCAGCGCGGTTGGGCAATGTTTCAAGCTTTGCTGACATTTTGGAAACTCAAAAACAAATTTGGAGAGTGATATGTTTATTTCAAATGAAGAAAAGAAGTATCTGTTTGATCAGATTAAATTGGTTGAAGCATTAACTAAAGACATGAGCCTTGCGGCGTCTGAGATCACATTTTTAAAAGCAAAGATTAAAATCTTAGAAGCCAAGCTTGTTCCAGTAGTTAAGACTAAAAAGCCCAAGACTGCGGCTCAAAAAGCCAAGCAAGCCGAATACATGAGAAGATATACGGCTAAGAAACGTGCAGAGAAACTAGCATTGGAGCAAAAATGATCACCAAAGAACAAGTCAACGAAGCCTTCCGCAACGTAACCCTTGAAGAGAACTACAACTTTCTCGAAGAGGATTTAGTGAAGATTGCGCATGCATTCATCGAGGCGGCAAAGCCATCCATCGTTGCAATAGAACGTCAAGAATGCGTTAAGGTTGTCCGCAGTATGAACTCGTTTGTGGCTGAAAAGCTTCAAGAAGTTAGGCGTAACAAGTAAACAAAAACCCCCACTTGGCGGTGGGGGCTTCATCATGAACTTCTGGATATTCTTACTTCTTTGTTTTATCGGATCAGTAATCACATCACAAGTGTTTTGGCTGTTGGTTTGGGCTTACCTCAGCGCAAAGGATTCCCCATAGGGTCAAAGTCGTCTTCTTGAAGTTGGATCTCTTCAGGACGCTTTATCAAGCGCTTAATGCGATCAGATGCTGTCAAGTACAAAGGCGCGGCGATAGCGGCGACTGGCAATGCCCCCATAGAGGGCAAATACGGGGCCGCAAGGCTTGCAACGGTACCAAGGCCACCAACAATAGCATCACCCTTTTCCCCAGCCCTGTAGCGGTTATACATGTCTGCCGCACCAAAGCCTGCCGCCGCACCCATCAAACCGCCAGCAACTGGCAAAGATCCTAATCGACCAAGATATGTGGCGGCTTTGGCAAGTTTGCTTGGAGCTTGTGTGACTTGTTCTGCGGCTTTTGCTCTGTCAATCAAACGTTGAGTCAATTGAGGATCTTCACCCGCTTGAGCGACTCCCCACAACTTATCCAGCTTGCTTGAAACTTTTCCCTTGCCAGCAGATCGTTGGTATGCAGAACTAACGTCTTGCACTGTTCCAGCGCCTTTACCGTATCCAGTCTTTGCCGCCCACTTTTCACCAGCCGTTTTGCCTGTTTCTGGCGCATCTTTTTTACCCATAAACCTGTCATAGGCTTCAACTGCAAGATCGTATTTTGCTTTTGCAACAGCGGCGGATGTACCAGCCGTGGCACCCGTAACACCACCAATAATTCCACCAACATATGGAGGAATTTCTTCTGCTGTTGAACCTGAATCTGACCCAGTTTCAGTATTTGAACTTGCCATTTTAGGCGCGTCAAAATTTGCTTTTGGAGTTGTGTCTGCTGTACCTTCGGCAGTTGGCGCAGGTCGGGTGCCAGCTTCAAAATGAGCAATTGCATCTGCAATCTTTTGTGCTGAATCTTCTGGAAACTTATCTGCTGTGCTTTTCATGCCAAGTTGATCTGCAAGAAAAATCTTGTAGTTCATCCTTGCATCTTCAGCATTCTCATCTCCTGCTGGAGCATAGCGATTGATAAATGCTTCAGGACTAGTCAATCCATTTTTTATTTTTATTTGAATGTCATTGATTAAAGCCCTACGACCAAAGTCTTTGTTTTCAAAAATAGCAAAGCCTCGGTCATCGACACCAATTTGACCATCATACGTAACACCCTTTGGAGGCTTGATATTGCCGGGGTTATTGTTGTATTCAGCAATTGTTGACATGGTTATTCTTTCGAAAAACTACCATCAGCATTTTTCTTCCAGCCGGGAGGCGGCTTGCGCTCACCACCAGTTGGTTTTGCCGCAGGAGCGGCAGTAGCCGTAGGCGCCGCAGTGGGTGCAGTAGCTTTTGGATTCAAATAGTCACCAAGAGATGATGTCTTGTAAATCCAATCAGCAGGGCGTTGGAACGGATCTGAGGTCAACAGCTTTGACTTGTTCTCCATGTACTCGCGTTCCATCTTGTCCAAAGTAGTATTGGATTCAAGTTTGCGTGACGGGATCTTGCCTTCAATAACATATGCATGACGATCTTTCGCATGCTTGTCAGAGTAAGCAAGTGCATCAACCAGAGTCAACAATGAGCGCTGTGTGTTGCCAGTTCCGGGCGTTGCCATCGCGTACAACTCACGCGCAATATCGGTTGGGTTGGTGATCGTGTTGCCAGATTTAACTTGCAATTCAGCCAACTGTTTGACCAAGTTTTGCGCTGTGGCAATTTGGTCATTGGTGAGGTTAGCTTGTTTGTAGTACTCATCAAAGCCTGTCAACTTACCGCCTGCAATTCTGCCCTCAGACGCCGCTCTACCGACAATGCTCAACAAATCATTGCCCTTGAACACGCCAAGGAACTTGTCCATACCGGGTTGAACCGCTGTCTCACGAATTGAATGCAACAGTGGCAAACGCTCCATAGCGCCTTTAGCTTGTTCAGCAGACAACTTCTCTTTGTCCATGCCAGACTCAAGCTGTGCTCTTGTGTAGCTACGCAACTCTTCAGCACGATCATAGGGAGACATCGCCGCCCATACGTCAGCTTCAATCTGTGGCGGTCTGCTCTGCATGACAATATTTTCCGCCGCCTTACGTTTTTCAGGCGTAATCGTTGTGGAATAAATATCAGCCAATGCATCCATACGTGGATCTTTACCAGCCGCTTGAACTGCGCTGATTTCAGTCTGCAGTTTGGTTTGCGTTGTTCCTGCTTTAGTCTGTGCGGCATCAAAAAAGCCTTTTGCGGCCTTTGCTACAGCAGACTCAGGTTGCAAAGAAACAATGCGAGCATATGTTGCTTCATCCATTGGAAGACCACTGGATCGCCACTTCTCAAACTCGTCTGACTGCGTTTTGTTTTGACCTGTCAGAATCTTAGACTGAGCAAGTTGTGAGCGCATCTGTGCAATAGGCAATTGAGCGGCACGTTGCTGTTCTACGCTTTCACCCAATGCTTGTGAAGCAGAACCCAGAGAAGCGGCAAAGCCACCCAGTTGAGGCTTCAAGAACCCTGCGGCAACCTTGAACCAATTGGGATTGGCGTAACGCTCTTCCAAAGACTTGATCTGTGCATCAAGCGACCTCTGGTATTCAGTTAAGTCTTCTTGAGATGCGCCTGTTGGATTGATCCTTGAGGGATCAGTAGCCAAAGTAAGCGGTAGTGGTTTAGATTCAGCCATTTTTAAACGCTCCCTAATCCATCTTCACTCATTACAGAACCTTCATAGTTATAACTTGGATCAATTGAGATTAAATTTCCAAATAGATCTTTTGCTTCGGTTCCGCTTGTCATGCCCTTCAAAGCTTTAGACAAGCTGTCGTATGGTGTACCGCCACCGCCAGTAGCAGGTGTGAACAAGCCAACAGCACCTGAGCCGATACCAGCCAATGCAGACAATGGAGACATCTCTGCAGTTGTTTTTGTCGTTGTAGGCACGTTGTAGCCACGGAGCAATCCAGACAGCGTAGACAAGTTGCTCAATGGGAACAACTGCTCGTTCTGTTTCAATGTACGCTGTTGCTCACCTAGTGTAGCCAGAGCATTGATCTCAGCCAAGTTCAGCGCTTGGTTTGTAGAAGCCAACTGACCTTGTTGGGCGCCAGCTTGTGTCAAGTTCTGCTGACCCTGTGAGGCCAACGTACCTGCTGTGCTACCCAACTGAGCATTGATCTGGTTTTGCTTAATCGCTGTGTCCAAGGCATTCTGATATGCCTTCTCTGCCGACGTCGCTTGCTGACCAAGAATGTCACGGTTAGCGTTTTGAATTGTTTGGCCTAAAACTTCGGCGCCGCGCTTAGATCCAAACTGACCAGCACCCACAGCACCTGAGGTAGCCTGTGGTGCCAAGTTCTGCATGATGTTGCGCTGACCAAGATTGCCAATCTGATTCAACACACTGGTTGTGTATGGATTGATGTAGTTGGCAACTTGCGACGCTGGATCTTTTGCACCAGCGGCTAAATATGATTGAGCAGAAGACAGTGGGCTAGTCGCGCTGACAGCACTACCTAAAGTGGTACCTGCATTTGCCAACGTATCTTGGTAATTTGCCGCCGCATCGCCAACGTTGGCGAACGCAGTTTCTTGCAAAGGTTGCGCACCAATGTATTGCGCCCCCGTCGTGGGATCAATTTGCTTCGCACCTTGTGTTGCAATGTTGCTCAGATAGTCGGTGTAATAACTGGGCGCTTGCGTTGCTTGCGTTTGGGAACTTTGCAATAGATTTGCCATGATTAGCCTTTCGCCATTCTGAGGTAGTCCAACGGGCTTTTCGCCTTTGGTGGTATTTTACTAGTAGGAGCGGATCTTTTGTGCGCTCTTAACTCTTCACGCATCGCATCGAGCAATTTAGATCCCTGTTTGTTGTCACCACCACCAAGGGCAGTCACGAAAGCCGCAGGGAATACGTACTCACCGTCAGCGATCTTGGCAGGAACGGCCTGTCCGCCACTTGACATCTTGTGCGGCACCTTGGACTGGAATTGCGACAAAGCCTGCGCACCAGCCTTGCTAGAGCCGTCTCCTAAGGCGGCAACAGCGTCAGCATCGATCACATAGTCGCCGTCATGGAGCATGGCTGGGATGTCATCAGACTGCCCTGTACCTTTTCCAGAAGCATAGAAACCCGTCAATCCAGTGATGAATTCAGGATTATGGCCCTTTGGAGCCGCTTTTGCGTACTTGTCAGGCAACCCCCCTTTGGCATACTCAGCCATCGCTCTAGGGGGCTTTGCGATGCCTTGCTTGAGGTGTTTTAAACCAGCCAGTTTTAGAGGAGCGTCCACACCACCAGTTCCCGGCACGGGAGCGGCGGTCAAACTCTTGGCTGATTCAATATATTTTGGTGTCATTGAATCAAAAACACTACCACCAGCGGCAACAAATTTGGTGCCGTATCTAGCGGCTTGTTCTTCAGGCGTCAATTCAGCTTCCTGTTCAGCTAAAAATTCTTCGTAAGTCTTTTCACGATCAGACTTCTTTTTCTTCTTGTCTGTGTCTTTTTTATCATCTTTTTCAGACTCTTTGTCAGATTCTTTGTCCGACTCTTTGGAGAAGTCCTCTTCAGGCGGTGCAATACCTTGCTCGGCAAAGATTTCCTGCATCTCTGGGGTGAGCGAACTGTAGATCTGCTTCAACGCCGCCAACTGCATAGCCTTCTCTTTGGGCGCACCCTTCAAGAATTGAGGTGAACTGTCCAACTTTGGTTCAGTCCATGTGCTAGGGCTAGACCTTGCAACTTGCTTCTTTGGTGGTGGCTGTGAACCTTTTGTAGGCGTAGAAGTAGTTGGCGTTGAAACCGTTGGCGTTGCAGTAACGGTGCTCAAAGGAGACGTCGTAGGAGGCACCGTCAACACATTAGTCGTAGGCAAATTACTGGTTACCGACGAAACGTTAGTAGTTGGCAAGTTTGAAACTGTATTTGTATTGGCAGTTACGTTTGTATTTGGAGTTGTATTAACGTTAGTGTCAGCAGTTACGTTCGTATTTGCAGTCGTGTTTGCATTTGTATTTGCATTCGTGTTTGCGTTTACATTTGTATTAGCGTTGGCGTTTGTATTAGCATTTACGTTTGCATTAACGTTAGCATTCGCATTAGTGTTTGCATTCGCATTGGTATTTGCGTTGGCATTTACGTTTGCGTTAGTAGTCGCATTTGTATTTGCATTGGCGTTAGTGTTCGCATTGGCGTTTACGTTAGCGTTTGCATTTGGATTGGTGTTAGCGTTTGCGTTAGTAGTTGCGTTTGTGTTGGCATTAACGTTGGTTGCAGTAGTAACGGCTGTGTTAATTGCTGTATTGACATCTACACCAGCACTGACAGCCGCTTGAACTGCGGCGTTAATCGCTGTAGTGGAGTTAACTCCAGATGTAATCGCTGAATTGACAGCGGCGGCAACCGACGTGTTGGCATTTGCGCCACCATTGATAGCCGTAGTCACTGCGCTAGTAACAGCACTGTTTACATTTGCTCCAGCACCAATTGCGGCGGATACAGCGTTGTTGATTGCTAAGTTTGTATTTGAGCCAGAAGTAATCGCCGATGTAACGGCAGAGTTAATTACTTGATTGACATCTGCACCACTGGTTATTGCTGAAGATACTGCAGTGTTGATTGCCTGTGATGCGTTAACACCAGCACTAACAGCAGAATCAATTGATGCTGTAACTGTTTGCGATACATCCGAACCATTTTGAATTGCTGTAGAAACAGCAGTGGAAATTGAGGAATTTGCATCAGCACCGTTACTGATTGCTGAATTTACCGAAGTGCTAACAGCGTTAGTAACAGAAGCACCACTGTTCAAAGACTGTTGGACAGAATTTGAGATTGCTGAGTTTACCCCTGCGGTATCGCCAGTCGCAACAGCAGTTGAGATGTTGTTGTTGATTGTCTCGGAAGTGGCAATGTCAGTTGGCGATGTTGCAACAGCGGTTCCTTTACCAACAGCCGTACCAAGAACACCTTGGGTGATGTACTTGTTTGCGTCCATCGCATTACCAAGCGCCAAGTCAACAGCCGCGCCTGCACCTGCTTCTTGACCACCTTCAACAACACCCTCACCAACTACTTTGGCAGTACCCTTGCCAGCCACGTTGCTAATTTTGCCAGCGCCGAAGTCGGCTAGTTTGCCAAGTGTCAATTGAACAGCCGCTTCTGTAGCGCCTGCAACCGCACCAGCAGTTCTAGCAGACGACAATGCGTCTTTGTGGGTAGCGCCCTTTTTGACGGCATCATCGTATGCGTCCAGTGCGGCATTACCAGCAGTCTCTGCGGTGTCCATTGCACCAGTGGCAAGCATGATGCCCTTTACGGTACCACCACCCAAGAACAGACCGGGCAACTCTTGACGCAACTCCACCTCAACTTGACGACCCAATCCGCTTTTGCCGTCCATGATGCGACCAGCTATGATGCCAAGCTTTTCCCATCCTTTGGCATTTTGGATCAGTGATGTAGTTTCGTTCCAGTTCTTTGTATCTTCTACGCCATTGCCAATGCTCTGACCGAACTTTGTAAGGTCGTCACCACTTTTTACAAAAGCGTCAGCCAATGGTTTGTTGTTTGTCAATAAAGCCAAACCACCTGCGGCGTTCTTTTGCAAGTTTCCTGCGGCCTCGTATGCCGTGCTCACGCTGTTTGTGATCGGGCTATTTGGATTGTTTTTCAAATAGTCATTAGCCGCCGCACTACTCAACTTCATTTGATTTTGAATGGTGTTGGCTAGGTCAGAGAAAAATCCTGATGACTGAATTGTTTTGTTGGCGTTGGCTTGTTGTTTAGTAAGCTCTTCTGCGGCAGTGGCTCGTGCGCCAGTGTCGCGTTGAGCGGCAATCAGTGCTTTTTGCTCTGCGGTTCCGCCTGCAAGATTTCTTGCACTAAGCGCATCACCTTGAGCAGTTGCAATCTTTTTAGCTTCTTCAGCAGTGTTAGTGCTGTAGCTCTTACCATCCCATGTAAATGTCTGACCAGCACCAAGAGCTTCACGAGCCAATTTATATGCTTCGCTTCTTGACGGCGCGTTGGCAATGTTGTTCTTTAACTCTTCAACTTTGGCTTGGGAGAGGGCGGTGTCTACAGCCGAACTAGATGCACCCATTGAGTATGTCTGACCGCCAATCGTAAATTGCGAAGCAGTAGGGTCACGCAACTTTGCAAGGGCGGCGGCTTCCTCTAGGGTGGTGGCCTCGTCGTTGCCAAGTACTACTGTGTTGCGTTTGGTCGCATCTGCAATAGCTTTATCTAGGCCATCAAACTCTCCGCCTTTGAGATTGGCGGCTGTAATGTCTGCTTTGACCGTTTTCTCAAGATCAGCAATTTTTGCTTCTTCGTTACCTTCAATCGTGTATGTTTTGCCACCAAAGGTGAACTTGTCATACCCTTGATCCTGAGCAAATTTTGCGGCGGAGTTGACATCCTTAGAACCAGATGCGTCGATAGTCAAAGCGCTTTCAATCTCTTTGTTTACCAAAGAATCTAAACCACTCGTTGTTGGTGTGGAAGTGCCATCACCAACTTTAGTTGTGCCAGTTTGGGATGTACCGACTTGATTCACACCTTTAGCTTTTGCCACTTCAGCATTGGCGGCGGCAATTGCACTGTTGATAACAATTTGATCTAGTGGCTGACCTGAGATAACACCAGTCACAGCGTTCGTGACCAGTTTCTTTTGGGTATCAGTTAGTGTGCTGAAGCCGTCAATATTTCCCATCAGCGCGTTGACAGCGCCGTTTGTTCCACCAGCGACAGCGCCCTTGAGCATGGCCTCACCAACGTTCTTACCACTCAACAACGCTGTACCACCTGACACTGCGGCGTTCTGGAACGAATTCGTCAGAGTCTTTGTAAGATCTGGTGACAAGCCAAGATCTTTGATGAATGACGTACCTTCTTTGAGCGCGTCAAGGCCGGGGATCTGCGCACCAGCGTAGCTTATTGCGGCGCTCTTAATTGCATCACCAATGTTGTTACCACTTAAAACGTTTACAGCTAAGTTAGCCGCAATTTGTTGCGGTATGGACAAACCACCTGTAGCAAGTGCAAGACCAATCTGACCCAGTGGGCCAAGATCGTCCATCATCTTTTTAAGATCGTTAGAAGAGTGGGCAGTGGTATAAAAATACGGTTTGCCTTGAGCGTCAAATTGAACCTTATAGGCGGTGTTTCCCTTGCCTGCATAGGTTCCTGACCATGTTGCTGAATCACCACCGTCATAGTCTTTGATCAACTCTTGACCAGTGATTTTGTTACCAATGACCTTTTGCGTTCCAATAGGGGCAACGAATGTCGTACCACCTCCACCAGATTCGCCACCGTAGTCAACTTCAGTTTTAACTAAACTAGGGTCAACAGGATTTCCATTGGCATCCGTGTAACCTACAATTTTGTTGATGATGATGGGGCCATTTTCATCGTATCCGCCAGTATCTACAGATTCAAATACAGGCTGTACAGCAACATCTACTTTCTTATCAACCATTCCAACTTGGTTGATGTCTGTGATGCCTGCGGCGGCAAGCTGTTCAGCCATGTTCTTAGCATTGGCTTCAGCAGAACCGAATCCCTCACCCTTCCACTTTGAAGTAAGACCTTGACCAATAATTTGATCTGCTAATTTGTCCGCAACAGCCGTGTCAATGTCGTAGTTTTGACCTTGAAGCTGAATTGTCTTTTTATCTTCTTTGGCAGTCTCTTGGACGCTGGAAAGACCGCTAACTGTAGATGTATCGACAGTTGCAGACGTATCCAATCCGCTGTATGCGGCTTCAACTTGTTCTGGAGTAATTCCAAGATCCGCCGCCGCAGTCATTATGTCTGCTTTGCTTGCGTTGGGATCTACAGCTAGCGTGTCTACTAACGCCTGATTTACTTCTTCCTGCGTGTATGTTTGCGTACCAGCAGAAGTATCTGTCCCAATAAGATTGGCATTGCTTAAACCAGAAGTTGTTTGAGTAGCCTGTAATGCGGCTAAGTTTGCGTTTGCAACTCTTGCGGCTTCTTTTTGCTCTCGATCAATACGAGCGATAGCCTCGGCGGGAGTCTCTACTTGGGACGTTGTAGATGCGCCTGATGTGTCAGCGGCAGTGTCTTCAAGAATGGAATTCCTGTCAGTGATGACACTAGATAATCCGCCTGCTGGAGCAACTTTGGCTTGAGCGGCGGCAACGTCATCTGCACTGATACCGTACTGAGCCATAGCCGCTTCTTTATCGGCTTGAGATGCGCCAGAAAACTGAGACGACCAATTATTGATGTTGTCGTAAACATCGTCTTCAGACATCCCGTTGGCTTGCGCCCATTGCATTGCTTGACTTAATGCCATTTTTTTGCCTTATCCAGCCAAACTCATAATGCCAACCATTTGTTCCGCCCAGTCTTGCCATGTCTCACATAGACGCTGATCAGGAATAGCTGATTGACCAAAAAGTCCAATACCGTTGATCCCATCGACCCAATCGCGCCAGTTCTCTTCTGGGACTGTACCAATGTCATTGGACGAAAACAACTCCGCCATAAGACTACAGTACAAATCCCATTCCATGTTGCGAGGATCGTAGGTAACCATTATGGGTTACCTGTAGAACGTTCGTCACCCATATCGGCACTGAGAAGAATCCTACCCATGAAGTAATCGCCATTAAACGTGTTTGATTCAAATTTCAAACGCAGTTCACGACGTTGCTCACGCATGTCAATTTTAAGGGTTGTATTGTCAAATACATAGGCGTCAGAGGTTTCATCTACGTCATCTGCGTAGCCT